GGGGGCCCGCCACACGCGGGCCCCCGCCGTGATGGAAGGGAGGTCACATGAGCCCAGTCGTTGTCCCCGATGATCCGGTCGCGGGCGAGTTCGCGTCCCTGAACGACGTTGCGATCCTGCTGGGCCTTGAAAGCGCCGATGACCTCACAGCGATTCAGTCCGCGCAAGCAACGTTGTTGCTGACATTGGCGTCGGGTCTGATCATTGAGGCAATGGGTCGCGATGCAGCATGGGCGCTGTCACTTGATCCGGTGCCTGCTGTGTTGCGGGCTGTGACGTTGAGCGCGGTCATTCGCGTGATGAACAACCCGACTGGTTCGCGGTCTGAGAGTGAGCAGTTGGGGCAGTATCAGCATTCCGTCAGCTACACGGATGGTGCGCATGGCCTGGTGTTGACGGATGCTGAGATTCGTTTGTGTCGCCGACAGTTGGTTGGCATGACGAGCGGTTCGGCGTGCCTTGAGTCAATCGCGGACACGCTTGCTGTGAACAACCCGGTGCAGGGTTTGATTGAGGCTGGTCCCAATGATCCGCCCGTGTATGACTGGACGGATTAGGTGCTGGCGATTCTTGTCCCGGTGTTGGATCGGCCGCAGAACGTGTTGCCGTTGCTTGAGTCGATTCATGCGAACACTCCCGCTCCGGTGCGGGTCCTATGGATTTGCGATCCGGGTGATATCGCTGAGCAGGACGCTATTGCTCGCGAGGGCGGGCAGATGATTTCGCCTAGTGGCTCGTACGCCGCGAAGATCCGGGCGGGAGTTGAAGCCACCACGGAATCCTTGCTGTTTCTGGCCGCTGACGATATTCGCTTTCAGGCCGGGTGGCTTGAGGAGGCGATTCGTCTGATGCCGGCCGCCCAAGTTGTAGGCGTGAACGACGGCATTCCACGACCACAGCGACCCGAACACGCAACACACTTCCTGATGACTCGCGCGTACGCTGAACTACCTTGCATCGACGGACATCCCGGCCCGTTGTTTGGAGGCTATTCGCACTGGCGAGTTGACGACGAACTGATCGCTACTGCTAAGAAGCGAGGCTGCTATGCCTACGCGCCCGCCGCGGTCGTGGAGCATGTCGGGCACCCAATGCAGGGCGGGCAGGATGATGACACGTATCGTAAGGGCAGGGCGAACGCCCGGTGGGATGGGAAGGTCTTTCGACGGAGGGAGCACCTATGGACGTGACCGTCGTCATTGCTTCCTTTGGAGAACGACATTGGCTTGAGCTTGGGCAGCGCGCCGCGGCATCCGCGTTCGCTCAGGATGTCCCGGTCATCTACGTGCATGGACAGTCATTGCACGGGGCGAGGAATGCCGGCTTGGCGCAAGTCGAAACCTCAGCCGTAGTGTTCCTAGATGCTGACGACCAGTTGCAAGCCGGATACTGTGAGACTTTGAGTGCTGGCACGGCTGATCTTCGAGTGCCGAGCGTGCAGTACGTGACGCCTAGTGGCCGCGGTCGCGCTCCGTACGTGCCAAGGGTCGCCAGCCACACCCATGAGTGCGAGGCGGCTTGCATCACGAGTGGCGCTGGGAACTGGATTATTGTTGGCGCAATGGTCCGAACTGAGCTTGTGCGGAAGGCCGGCGGCTGGCTCGATTGGCCTGTATACGAGGATTTCTGTCTTTGGATGCGTGTCCTAGCGCTGGGTGCAAGCGTTGAAGTCATCCCGGAAGCTGTCTACATCGCCTATGTGCGACGGGACAGTAGGAACCGTAACCCAGCGATGACCGACAAGAACGCCACGCATCATGCGATCGTGCGCGCAAACCTAGGCGAACTGATCGCATGAGGATGCTCGCTATCAGCACCTGTCCGCTGTGGGAGTACCCGGATGGGTCTCGGGCGCCGGGAATGACGTACAACCCGAATCATCCGCGTGTCGTGGCTTGGGTCAACGTCGCTGATCTCGAAATCGACGGCGATGTGTACCAGCTACTTCTCACGAGGGACGCCAGTCGTGCCTAGCGTTGCCCTGGTGGCCATTGGGGATGGTCGCGACGAGTACCACGATCGTTCATGGGCATCGCTGCGAGAGATGATCCCTGAGACCGACCACACGATCGTGGTGGATGACCGAGACCACAAGCTGGGGTTTGGTGGCGCGATTCGCGAGGGTTGGCGACAGGCCCTCCTAACGGACGCTACGCACGTATTGCATTGCGAGCTGGACCTGATCTACCTTCGGCCCGTTGACCTAGCCGGGATAGTCTCGGTTCTTGATGCCCGTCCGTACTTGGTGCAGATGGCGTTGTTGCGCGGCCCCGTGAACGAAGCTGAGCGTGAAGCGGGCGGAATCATCGAACAGTACCCGGAGAGCTACGAGACGGTCGGCTGGCGGGACTACCGGTGGCGAGAGCATCGACGGTTTGTCACAACGAATGTGCCTGTGTGGCCGCGCTGGGTGATTGAGCGTGGTTGGCCCCAGGTAGCTGAGAGCGAAGGAAACTTCGGCATCGACTTGTTCGCTGAGAATCCCGCCTACAGGGCGGCGTACTGGGGCACTAGTGTGGATGTTGAACACATCGGCTACGAGAGGGCTGGGTATGGATACTGAGCGCGCGCGCTGGGATTCCTACGGTCCGAACCCTATTCCCGATTGTCCGGTTCCGGGCTCGCATATCTGGGGTTGGTGCCGTGTCTCGGAGCTTGAATGGCTGCACGATCAGGCCGCGAAGATGCGCAACGTCGTTGAGGTCGGCGCGCTGCGGGGCCGGTCCTCTTATGCGCTTGCTACGGGTTGCAATGGGTTGGTGTATTGCATTGACCCGTTCGATGATGAGGGCGGGCATTGCGAACCGGCGTTCATGGAGAATGCCGGTTGCTTGCAGAACGTTCGACCAATCAAAGGCTTCTCTCCTGCTGTTGCCAAGGGGATTCCGAAGCGTGGCAAGGTGGACATGGTGTACATCGACGGTGATCATTCCCGCGCTGGGATTCAGGCCGATATTGACGCTTGGCTACCGAAGACACGCACGCTGATCTGCGGCCACGACTACGTTGATCATCCCCAGGCCGGCTACCCGGACGTAAAGGCCGTTGTGGATGAGATGTTTGGGGATCGCGTGTCGGTTGCGCCAGACACTGCGATCTGGGCTGTGTGGCTATGAGGGTCTTCCTTGACATCGGGTCGCATGAGGGCCAGACCCTCGATGTCGTGGTTCGCCCAGAGCATGCGTTTGACGTGATCTACGCATTTGAACCGATGCCAGCTCAGTACGAGACGCTACGCGAGCGATTCGAGGACTTCCCGGCCGTTCGGTTGCGCAATTACGGGCTAGGCGATGAGACAGCCACGCTCCCGCTGTATGGCTCGAATATGGACATGGAAGCCTCGATGTATCCAGCTAAGAACGACGTGGATTCAAGCGTCGTCACGCACTGCGATTTCCTTGAGGCTTCAGAGTTCTTCGCGAGCTATCTGACGCAGGACATGACCGTGATCGTCAAGTTGAACTGCGAGGGTGCGGAGGTCGAGATCTTGCGCAACCTGATGGACACTGGTGAGATCTGGAAGTGCTCAGATATCGTCGTGGATTTCGACGTGCGAAAGATCCCCGGCATGGAAGCGTCGGAGGCCACGATTATGCGCGATCTTCGCTCAGTTGGGTTCACGCGGATCATCGAGCGGGAGTACGTGATGCTTGGCGAGACGCATGCTGAGCGCATTACGCATTGGTTGGGGATCTGCCGATGACCGTCTTCGGGATTGCGATGGTGCGTGACGAACTGGACATCTTGGGATTTACGCTTGCGCATATGCTGACTCAGGTTGATGCTGTGCTGATCGCGGATAACCAGAGTCGAGATGGAACTGGCAACTTGCTTCGCGGCTGGTTCGATGACCGCCTTACGATTGTGGATGACTTAGAGGTCGGCTATTGGCAGAGTCGTAAAATGTCCGCGCTAGCCGAGCACGCAATGAATATGGGGGCGACATGGGTGGTGCCCTGGGATGCAGATGAGGCATGGTTTACGCGCAGCGGTCAGCGCATCAGGGATGCGCTTGATGCACTCCCGCCTACTGTTTTGATCGCCGAAGCCGATCTATGGGATCACGTTCCGACAAGTATGGATCCTGAAGACCCGAACCCACTACGACGTATCGGCTGGCACCGTTCCTATCCAGGCCCGCTGCCTAAGGTGGCTGCACGAGCCCTACCGGGCTTGGTAATCGAGCAGGGTAATCATGGTGCTTCCTTCCCTGGTAGGGATCTGCCAGGGAAGGTCTCGAACTTGCTGACACTCAGGCATTTCGCGCTCAGATCTCCAGAGCAGATGGTTCGCAAGGTCCGCAATGGCTCTGCGGCATACGCGGCTACAGACCTCCCCGAAGATCAAGGCAAGCATTGGCGCGACTACGGTCATCTACTGGATTCTGGCGGCCCTGCGGCAATAGGGGACGTGTTCCACACCTGGTTCCATTCGTCCGATCCCGCCAGCGATCCTTCGCTTATCTACGATCCGGCACCCGTAGCTTGTCCATTGCCGTCCTAATCCCGTGGCGAACCACTGACTGCCCGCACCGCAAGCGTGCCCTCGCATGGGTCCTCGCGAAGCATGCGCAAAACGGTTGGCCTGTCATCATCGGCCTGCACGACACTGGGCCATGGTGCAAAGCGGCGGCGATCTATGATGCGCTCGCACAGACGCAAGCCGAGACTCTGATCCTGATTGACGCGGACGTGTGGACAGACGGGCTACCGGAAGCCGTTGAGCACATTCGAGCGGGGAATGCTTGGGCGACCCCTCACAGGGGCGTCATACGCTTGTCTGGGGGCGCTACAGACGCGCTCCTGGCCACGGGCTCCTACGATCCGGCGCATCTTGCTGAGCGAGCGTATTTGGGCGTAGAGGGCGGCGGAGCGATTGTGATTCGTCGCGATGTTTACGAGGCGTGCCCCATCGATCCCCGGTTTCTGGGATGGGGCTCGGAGGACGAAGCACAGGGCTTTGCTCTACGGACTCTGTACGGACCGCCGCATCGCGTGAAAACGTCGCTGCTGCATCTGTGGCATCCACCGCAGGATCGTTTGACTCGTAGCCGCGGTTCACGGGAGTCATGGGATCTACGCAAACGGTATGCCCAGGCAATAGGAAACTCGCCCGCGATAAGAGCACTGGTTGAGGAGGCGAAAACACTGCCATATGGCATAATGAGTTGACCCCAGCGGCGCGGCAAACGCCCTGGGGTCTGGCCAATCCTGGTCGGGAGGACTGACGTGTTGGAGAGTACACCGCAGGTAGGGCATTGCGAATGTGGTTGCGGGGATCTTACGCCGCTCGCGAAGACGACAGATAAGCGCTTTGGTCACGTCAGGGGACGGCCGCTGCGATTTGTGAATTCGGCCCACGCGCGCAAATTGCATGTTGGATCACCCGTAGAGCGGTTCCACGAGAAGTACATCATCGATGATTCTGGGTGCTGGATATGGACGAGCACGACAAGAGCCCGATACGGGCAGTTGCGTTGCGGCGACAAAATGGTTGCGGCACACCGCTTCGCCTATCAACTTTGGATGGGACCGATTCCCGAAGGCTTGTCGGTTTGTCATCGCTGTGACAATCCGCCGTGCGTCAACCCGGATCATTTGTTTCTTGGGACGCATGCCGACAACATGGCGGATAGAGACGCTAAGGGGCGAGCATCAGGCGGGCGCGTAGGCGGGCGCCGCAAACTTTCAGACGGGCAAGTCGAGGTCATACGCCATCGTTACCAGACTGGGAATACGACCCAGTATCAGCTAGCGGCCGTATTCGGAGTATCCCAATCTCGTATAAGCCAACTCGTCGGCAAGGGGGCACAACGTGCTACCAGCGTTGCTCAATCGGACTGTGACGATTGTTAGACGGGCTCCCGGTGGAACCATCGACGAATTCGGCGGAGAGATAGCTGATGAGGTTCTGATCGAAACCGTCGGAGAGTTGCAGCAGCGGAAGCGCGACGAAGCTCAGGGCCAGCTATCGCAAACTGATTGGCTCCTGATCCTTCCCGCTGGCACCGAGATCGACACGGGCGACGGGGTGCTCGTTGATGGCCTGATCTTCGAGGTCACCGGAGCGCCTTGGGAGGCTCGTAACCCTCGCACAATGGTCGCTAGCCATATCGAGGCGACGCTACGTCGAGTGGCCACGTCGGATCAGGAGGGCTCATGACGCTTGTCCTCACACCCAACCTTGAGGCACTGGTCGCCAAGTGGCTTCGCGAGCATCCCGACCTCATGGGGTTGGGGGTTCGTGTCGGGCCGCGCATCCCTGAGAGCACAACTGGCCCGTGGGTTCGCGTAACGCTCCTCGATCTCCCCGACGACCCGGTATCCGGCGTTGAGTACCTACTGGATGGGATGCTTCAACTGGACTGTTACGCGGGCTCAACAGCCGCGAAGAACCAGACTCAACAAGCGGAGGCGTACGCGGTTGCCGCGACTTCCCGTGCCGTCCTGAGAGCGATGCAGGGCAGCACATCTGATGGCGTGGTTGTCACACGTGTGCGGTTCAACGGGCATGCGCGAATCCCGGACACGGATATGGAGCCTGCACGCGAGCGGTATATCTTGACGGCTGAGATCATGGTGCATCGAGCGTGAGTCGTCAGTTCAAGCCGCGCCGTACGTTTGAGCGGGAGTTGCGAGGCCAGCCGGTGTACCAGGCTGAGATGCGAGCCAAAGCAGTCCTGCTCGCTCGCTTGGTGCAACTCATTGCTCAGACGTTCCGTGACACGGGCAACTACTCCCGCAAGGTCAAGGCCATTGGGACTCGTGTTGAAGTCCGAGACATTGCTTGGCACATAATCGAATTCGGGGCGATCGGGCAGGGTCCAAAAGCCCCGGTCCGTCGCGCGGTTCGCGCTGCCGGGTTGCGGTTCGTTGACGGTCGCTCTGAAACACCGGGCGGCTAGTCCTACCAATCTTCCCCGCCTCCCCCCGTGTGAGGCTCATCGCAAGTTACCCGTAAGCCCACGCAAGAGGAGTTACAGTTATGCCCGGATGGAACGATACCGGAGAGATCCGCGTCTTTAGTGGCGGCGAGGTATACGTCGCACCAGTCGGCACCGCGCTGCCGACTACACCAAGCGCAACGCTCAACGCAGCCTTCATCGGACTCGGGTACATCAGTGAGGACGGCGCGTCCCTCAGCGTCAGCCCTGAGATTCAGGACATCATGGCGTGGCAGTCCCGCCAGGCCGTGCGTCGTGAGCTGACCTCGCAGGAGGTCACGGCAACGTTCGCGCTGCTGCAATGGAATGAGTCAACGATTCCGTTCGCGTTCGGCGGCGGCAGTGTCGAACTGGTGTCCGGCTCTAACTACAAGTATGAGCTGCCGACCAGTGGCGCCCTCGATGAGCGCGCTGTGATCCTTGAGGCAACGGATGGCGCGATTACCGAACGGATCATTCTGCCGCGCTGCAACGTGACGGATGCCGTCGAAACACAGTTCGTGCGCACCGATGCGTCGTTGCTGCCCATCACGGTCAAGGCATTGCAGCCGGCGGATGGGTCCACATCAATGATCTTCCTGTCCAATGACGCCGCCTCAATGGCGGTTGGCTCCTGATGGCAACCACCACAGCGAAGCCTAAGCCCAAGCCTGCGAACGGCAGGACGCCTAAGCGTGCGGCTGCCGTTGCGGTCGCGGAACTCAGTGGCGGTAGCGGCGGATCAACTACGGAGACATTCCGTGGCGTGGAGTTGTCGATTCCGGCGCAGCTTCCGCAGACGTTCATGATGGATTTCGCGGAGATGCAGGAAATGCAGATCTCCGGGAGCCCGAACGCCATTGGCATGGCCGCGATGCTCGTCAAATCCGTCATCGGCGATGAACAGTGGCGCCGAGTTCGCAATAGCATGATCGGGGAAATGTCCAAGGATGGGGGCGCCGAAGTACTCGGCGATCTCGTTGGGATGATCCTGAACGGAACCAACGTGGAAGCGGGGGAATCACCCGCCTCGGGAACGCCCTAGCCACAAGCTGGGATTTCCTTGAGGCTGACTTTCAACGCTACTACGGCATGGACTTGCGCGTTGAGGTTCAAGCCGCAACGCCCAGACGCTTGTGGGCATTGACACGCAGCCTGCCGCCAGATTCCGCTTGGCAACGCAACGGCAAGCAATGGTCTCAGAGCGATGAGCTGGCAGCTATCGCGATTGAACGTGGCGACTCATGGCTGCGCGTCCTGGCGATTGGTCAGGGTCGCAAGGTTGAGAACGTTCCGCCCCTGCCGCGTATCGAGCATCCCGATAGGCCGGGATCGGCTGAGGGTGAGGCGCGTAAACGTATGTCGTCAGCACCGGAGATCAAGTCGTTCATGGATCGGTTGAGGAGGTGACACGTTGACGAAGATTGGCGATGGCTACGTTTCGGTTGACGCGGACCTCGATCCCTTCTGGCGACGAATCAACCGTGAGATCTCAACGCTTGACGCCAAGTTCAAGTCAGCTGGTCGTTCGTCGGGGAAGTCGTTTGGCGATGGTTTCTCCGGTGTTGATCGGGATTTGTCGCGTGTGCGGTCCGCTTTGCAGGGAGCGGACCGCGACTCGCGCCGGGCATCCAAGGGGTTCGCTGGGCTCGCCAGTTCGTTTGGCGGTGGCGGCGGGGTTCGCAAGTTCGCGCGTGACCTTGACGATTTTGGGGGCGCTGCGGACGGCGCAACCGCGACAATTGGCGGGTTTAGGATCGCGGTTGCTGGCCTGGTGCCCGTTCTCGTTGCATTCTCCGGAGCGTCAGTCGCAGCGGCCTCATCGCTAGCGCCACTGATTGGGCTTACTGCGGGTGCAGGGAACGCGCTTGGTGCCGCAGCGCAGGGCTTGGGTGTTTTCAAGCTCGCTTCGAGTGGGATCAGCGACGCACTGAAGGAGCAGACGACGAATCATGCGCAGGCGGCTAGTGCTGCCGTATCGAGTGCCGGCCAGCAGCGTGGTGCGGCCCGTGCCATCCAATCGGCCCAGGATGAGGTACGACAGGCCCTCGAAAGTGTGAGCGGGGCTGAGAGCGACCTGAGCACTGCGCAGAAGGACGCTACGACTGCTCAGAAGGCTCTCACGGGCGCTAGGACGAACGCTCGGCGTGCCCTGGTTGATATGCACGACTCGTTGGCGCAGGCAACGATTGCGGCCAGCGAAGCCGTGTTCGGTCTTCAGGATGCCCAGAAGGCTCTTGCGACGTTGCAGGCAGGCGCTTCGCAACAGCAGCTTGCAGACGCCTCACGGGCGGTCACGGAGTCCTTTCATGGGCAGCAGCAGGCCGCGCTTAGCCTCCTGAAAGCACAGGAGTCATTGGACAAGCTGACCCAATCCGCGGCGGATGCGGAGAAGCGTCGAGCTGGCGCGGCTACGGCACTGGCTAATGCTCAGCGCAACCTTGAGGCCGTGCAGGCTGACGTGAACGCTACGTACGATGAGCGCACTCATGCGTTGGAATTGGTGGCGTCGGCGACGAAGGCTGTCAATGACGCGAACGCCAGTGCGCAGGTCTCCGATCTGGATAAGAAACAAGCGGTATTGGATGTTGTCGGCGCGCAGGATGCGTTGACTGCCTCTCAGGCTCAGGCGATAGCAGCGCAAACCGAACTGACCAAGCTTCAATCGGGTCCCACGGATGATGAGAAGGCCCACGCGGTATTGGACGTTACGGCTGCGCAATTACAGCTCGTTGAGGCGCAGCGTGAGCTTGTTCGCCAGCAGAAGGACACAGCCGCAGCCGATAAGGCCGGTGTCGAGGGCTCCAAAGAGGTCATTGACGCGAAGGCCGCGATCGCGGATGCGAACACGCGAGTACGTGACGCCGAGAAAGCAATCAGTGACGCTCAGCGAGATGTGGCACGTTCCCAGCAGGCTCTGAGTGACGCGCAGCTCAGCGCGAATGAGGAGATGGTCAAGGGCAGTGTGGCGACCGCGAACCTCAACGAGAAGTTCAACGAGTTGTCGCCGGCTGCTCAGCGTTTCGTTCTCAAACTCAAGGAACTCAAGCCCCGGTTCGATGAGCTGAAAGCTACCGCTGCGAGTGGGTTGTTTCCTGGTGTGACGGCCGGGCTCGATGCGGCGATGGGGAGCTTCGGCTCCGTCAACAGGGTGGTTGGCGAAACCTCCGTGGTTCTGGGCGAGGCGGCTCGTAGAAGCGGCGAACTCGTGGGTAGCCCCGCGTTCGGTAAGGACATCGAAACGATCGGCGGCAACAACGCTCGGGTCATCGAAACATTAGGCGAGGCGCTGCGGCATGTGATCAGCGCGCTGCGGCATGTGACGGTTGCTGCTGGTCCGTTGACGCAATGGCTCGCGGATGTCGCGAACGGTTGGGCGCTGAATGCTGCGCAGGCCGCTAAAGCTGGTCGTGAATCCGGGAAGATGGCCGCGTTCTTCGAGCGCACACGAGCTGTCATGGAACGCTTGGGCTCGATCATCGGTCACCTCGCGCACGGGCTGCTTGGTGTCGGCAAGGTTGGACGTGTCAGCGGCAACCAGATCTGGGCGTCTATCGATCGTGCTGCGGGACGCTTCGATGAGTGGGCGAATAGCGCGAAGGGTCAGACCGCATTGCACGATTTCTTCCGGCGTTCCAAGGAACTGGCGGGCGCGTTGGTTCCGGTCATGGCAAGCGTTGCTCAAGCAGTCGCCATGCTCGCGTTGAAGTTCCTGCCGTTGACGACGGTGTTGCGGATCCTTGGGCCGTACGCGGATGAGGCCACGGTCGCGTTCGTTGGTTACAAGCTTGCTGTGATCGCTACGGGTATTGCGACGAAGGCGGCTACGGCTGCTGTGTGGGCTCATGGCATAGCGCTGAAAATCCAGTCCGTGAACATGGTCCGTTGGCGACTCATGCTTGCTGCGGCGGCTATTGCGTCCGGTGTTGCTACAGCCGCACAGTGGGCGTTGAACATCGCGATGACGGCGAACCCGATCGGCCTGGTCATTGTCGCGATATCTGCGCTTGTCGCTGGGTTTGTGCTCCTGGGCGGCAAATTGTCATGGATCGGGGATGCGTTCACAGCCGTGTGGGGTGCTATCAAGTCTGCGGCCTCGACGGTTATCGACTGGCTGACCTCCAACTGGCCCGCGGTCTTAGGGATCCTGGCCGGCCCGGTAGATCTCGCCCTAGCAGCATTGAGGAACTTCGGCCCGAAGATGCTGGAGGCTGCCTCATGGCTGCTAAGTCAGTTCGTAGCTGGCGTCAAAGCCTACGTCGCCGCTGTGATAGCGGTTGGTGGATGGCTCGTCACGCAGATAGTGACCGGTATCAAGGCAGTAGCTGGCTTCGCTGCGGATGTTGGGGGGTGGATCAAGAACCGTGTGGTTGACGGGGTGCATGCCGTGATCGGCGGGTTCACGATGCTTGGTGGTTGGATCGTCAATCGCATAGTTGACGGGTTCCGTGTCGTGACGGATGCCCTCGCGAGCGTCGGCGGCTGGTTGCGAAACCGGATCGTGGAACTTGTGCATCTCGCGGTCGATGGGTTCGTATCGGTCGGCGGCTGGATTCTCAACCGGATCGTTGATGGCTTCAAGCTCGTCACGGAAGCGCTCGGGTCCATTGGTGGCTGGCTACGAAACCGCGTGGTTGAAGCCATGGGTGCTGTTAAGGATGGGTTCGTAAGCGTTGGTAGCTCAATCATTGGTTGGATCGTGGATGGGTTGAAGGGCGGCGCGAACCTACTCATTGACTTTGTGAACAAGATTATTCACGTCATCAACAAGATTCCTGGCGTTGATATCGATGATGTCAAGCACTTCGCGGAAGGCGGCATCAACGAACGCAAGAGCGGGCCTAACGGGAACGGGCCGCTCGCAACTCGTGGTTTTGCTCATGGTGGCGCGTTTGCTCGCACGGGCGGTGTGGTCAACTCCCCGATAACCCTAATGGGGGAAGAAGCTCCCCGTATGCCGGAGTTTGTGATACCGACGAATCCTGCATATCGCTCGCGCGCTCGGATGCTTCTCGCTCAGGCTGCGCAGGCTATTGGGCTTGCGAAGGGCGGCCGGTACTCCCAGTCGGACATGGAGAACCTTTGGGCGAAACATGGTGGTGGCGACAAACGGATTGCCGGGGCCGTGGGTATGGCTGAATCCGCGGGCGACCCGAACGCCTCTAATGGCCCGTATCACGGCTTGTGGCAGGTTGGTCCCGGTGGCCCGTTTGACCCGGATGCGAACGCTCAGGCAGCCATCGCGAAATGGCGGGCCGGCGGCGACAACATCGACGCGCGCTGGAAGCCCTGGCAGGCATACACTGGGCCGGACGGTATCGGTAGCGATGGGCCATTCCGCCGATTCATGAACGGCGGAGGCGGTGTGCTCGGCGCTATCGGTGGGGCAATCAGCGGTGTCGGTGGCGTGCTAGGCGACCTGTTGTCCAAGGGTGCGGGGTTCATCACGAGTCGCTTGCCGGACATTGGTGATCTGCCGGGCTGGTTGAAAGGCACAGGCACCTACGCGCTCGGCAAGGTCAAGGACTGGATCGCGAGCAAGGTTTCAAGTCTTGTCGGCGGGGGTGGTAGTGGAGCCTCGAAGGGCGAGGCTGGCGTGGGCTCGTTTGAGGGTGTACCAATGGCGAACTGGGTTATCGACGCGCTGACCTATGGGCGTAATCATGGAGCGCACGGCAAGCCGACATCCGGGTACCGCCCCGGCTTTGATCCACACACATCAAGTGGGCGCAGCGAGCATCAAGGCACTCGATATCCGCATGGCGCCGTTGACTTTGGTGGCTTCAACTCAGGGCTTGCCGAGAAAATGTCCTACGTTCGTGCCACGCACGGCTTCAAATATCCGCTGGTCGCCCCGATTGGCTTTCATGATGATGGTCACGCTTCAGGCACGGGCCACAAAATGGGCGGCGTCTACGGTCTGCTACCACACGCTGGTTCGTTCGCGAATGGCGGGATAGTACCCGGTCCGGTTGGAGTCCCAGCATCCGCGATTGTGCATGGTGGCGAGGGCATCGTTCAGAACGGCGCTGGCCTGGTTGCGTCGTTGGAGCGCAATAGTGCTGAGCTGCGCGAGTTTCGTTTGCGCGGCATAGGTGTGTTGCAGATGACCGATCGTGTTGGCGAACGCTTGGGCGATCAGGCTGTTCAGCGCAGGATGACGCCCGGCAATCCTGCCGTCACGGCGATCTTCTAGGAGGCGGTATGGCACTTGTAGAGGTCAAAGGGCAGTCATGGGGCACCTTGTGGGATCGTCATGGCAACGTACTCGTAGGCCAGTTGGCTTCGATCAACACAACGGTGTTTACGACGAGTAGCGGTCTAACGACGTTGAGTCCTTCGGTGTTCCTGACGAACACGAGTGGGCATCTGCCGGGGTTCGTGCAGGAGGGTGATTGGACGCTCACGGTCGGAGCAGCGACATACCCGGCGCCAGCGATTGGGGGCACGGTAGGCCCCAGGCTTGGCGATGTGGAAACGTTGAAGGCTCCTCTCGCTTCACCGGTTCTTACGGGCACCCCTACGGTGCCCACGCAAGCGGTTGCGAATAGCTCAACGCGCATTGCTTCCACGGCGTACGTTCAGGGCGAGGTTGCACTTGATCGGACACGGCTCAGTTCGGTGGAGAGCGGTCAAGTCCTCTCGACCGTCGATGTGGCGCAGCGCAGCATCAATGCCAAGAGCGCGCCGTATAACGCCAAGGGCGACTGGTTCGCGCCGTCCGTCGATGCCGCTGCGATGACGGCGGCCTCCGCAGTCTTGACGGTCACGTCGTACGCCTTCACGGCAGCCGACGTTGGCAAGCGCGCAGTGGTCAAGGGTGCCGGGGCCGCCGGGGCGCTCTTGAGCGCCACGATCCTCTCAGTGGCTTCGGGGCTCGCGACGCTCAGCGTCACCGCCAGCACGACCGTTACGGGCAAGGCGGCGGCATGGGGCAGCGATGACACGGCAGCCCTGAACGCGGCGTTCGCCGCCGCCGCAGTGCGCGACAACGACTCTCGGGCTGTATGGGTCCCAGCGGGCTGGTATCGCTTCGATCAGCTCGTCATTCCGTCCGGTGTTGCGGTTCGCGGCGCTGGCTGGGGCAAGAACTACGGCACGTCGTTCGGACTCAAGAACGGTCCCGACAACGGCACGCTACTTCAGCAGCTTGAGGGTGCGGAGAAGCACGGTGTCATCTTCACCGAGCAGTTTCACCAGGTCGCGGGGACGTTCTATTTCATCGGCCCTCTCCAGCTTGAGGATCTGGAGGTGCAGGGGCCGTACACCGGGACGACGGGTGACGGCATCTACTGCGGCGTCGCCGGTCCGCTCGCCGGCACCCCACAGGACGGCTTTCGCCTCAAGAACATTCATGTCATCGGGTTTCCCGGCAACGGCTTCACGTTTCCCAAGGGCTGTCTGCCGCTCGCCGTGCAGGATTGTCGCGCGTTCTACAACGGCGGCTACGGGCTCAGCTACGACGGGCAGGGCGCGTCACAGGGCGCACACCTGATCGACTTCTCGGGTGACGGCAACGGCCTGGGCTTGACGTTTTGGACGGGCCTCCAGAGCTCGACGGCTGACGGCCCGGTCGTCATCGACAACATGAAGTCCGAGATGGTCGAACTGGTCAACCTGGGTGGCAACTCGATCGAGCGAGCGCAGACGGGACTTCAGCCCAACGCGATGGTCATCGACAACTGCACCGCTGCGTTCCTCATCAACGGCCTCGTTCACATCTCTGCCGCGAAGGATCGCGTTGCCGATTCTGCCGGGACAATTGGGCAGGCCCCCGGCCCGGCGATCGTCATCCAAAATGGCGGGTTCCCAACGATCCGCTGGAATGCGGTAGGCGTTCGCATCTCGAACACCGGCACAGATACCCACCAGTCCGACAGCGTGCTGATCCGCGACAGCAACCAGAGCGTCGATGTGCCGCGATCGTTTCGCCACGGCTTCTATAGCGGCAGGACCCCGGCCGACCCGGAGGCCGTTCTCGGCGTGCGACCCCGCCGACTCACGTCGAAGGGCGGCACATACGTCGAAGCACTGTCGGGCTTCGAGTCCCCCGGCGACCAGATGCAGGGCGAGACTCCCTCGCGCTCGTGGTATGAGACGGACGGCACGGCACAGTCCAAACACTACCTTTGGGCGGTGTCAGGCGGGCACGCGTCCCTGCGTGCCGTGGACGATGACGGCCTGGCGACTGAGGTGTTGGTGGATGCGTCCCGCACGACGGGCAAGGTTAGTAGCGTGCTTGTGGGCTCCGCTACGGTCGGGGCGAAGATCGGATTCTACGGTGGCACGGCGCGATCGAGGACGACAAACGCGCCGTCGCTGTCCTCGCTGCTCGCCGCCCTTGGCAGTACGGCAGGTATCGGCCTCGTGGACGACACGGCGACCGGCGCAATCACGGTGCAGGAGACATGCGACCGGCGTCACCTGAGTAGTCTGGGCTCGTCGCTTACATCTGGACGAATCGTCTTCTCATACTTCCAGGCCGATTCGGCCCTTGCCGCTGGCCATGTCTTGATCCCAACGGGCACGACACTCAACACCGCGGCTGGAGCCGGGGCGCTGATTCGCGCGGGCCTCTACTCAGTCGCGGCGAACGGCACCCTCACTCAGCTCGCGTCCACCACAAACGATGTGGCGGCGATGTCTACCGCAAACTCGGAGGTGTCCAAAGCGTTGAGCGCGACCGTGACGTTCGTGCCGGGGGGCTGGTACGCGTATGGACTACTGGTGGTCAGCACGGCGATGCCGAACACGGTCGCGGCGATTGCGGGTTCGGCGGCGCAGGGTGCGGGCGGCAACGGGCGTCACCGGCTCGCAGGCTTCTTCTCGGGCCAAACGGATCTCCCGGCAGACGCCGGGACTATCGCTTCGGGGTCCATCTCCAACACGGGCAACATGCCCTACGCGGCGTTCATCGCGTGATCGCTTTGCGTCGCTTGCGCTCAACTGAGGAGCGATCCGCATGAGTCCGATCGTCATTGTCACGCCCGACACGGGTATCCGCGAACTACACGTCCTAGACGGGCTCGACCTCACGGACGAGGACACCTTCCAGATCGCGGATACGCCCGTGTTTACGCCTGCGCCCTATCGACTCGACATGGTTGGTGGCCCGGACTCTGATGGCACGATCCCGGTTGACGAAGGGCACTCCGATAACTCAACGCTCCTACTGCCGCTCAGGGTCATCAAGCAGGACACCGCGGATCTTGCTTGGGGCGCTGTCACGCAGGTTGTCGAGAAGCTTGAGGCATGCCGACGCTCCCCTACAGGCCTAGCGCATTTGTGGACACCGAAGGATTCAGCGGACACCTGGGAGATGACGGTCCGGTCCGGGCAGGTAACGGAGTTCCCGATGGGCGACCGGGATGCCGCGATGGGCTACCTACGGCGCTCCCCCTTGATCACGATCTTGTTGACGTGCGACCCGTTCCTCTACCGCGACGGCGAGCTGATCACGTACTCGGAGGTCACGTCCTCTGAGCCCGTGTTCTCTATCCTGCTTGAGGATGTACCGGGACATGTGTCTGCTGAATCGACGGTCACGGTCACGGACATGGCGACACAAGCCCGCCGTCATGTTGAGGGCGGCCTAGGCGCGAACACGGATGCGCTGCTCGTTGATTCCGCTGCCGGCGGATTGGAAACCACGGGCTTCGCGGGATCCCTGACGACACGCACCGGCATGTATGGCGCGAACGTGATCCGCGCAACCCTCGCTGTTCAGTCACAAGCGATCTGCGGGACGGGCGACCTTGAACACATCGGTGTCCTGCGACCCAAGGCCCGCGTGTGGGCATCATCGACTGACGTACGGCTGCGCCTAGCATACCGAACGGGGGACGGTGCCTACAGCTACACGCCATGGATCGCTCCTCCTGTCGTAGATGCTTTTTACGAGGCACCATTCGGGTCGATCACGATTCGTGAAGTCACGGCCGGTGCGCAGCAGTGGGATGGCTGGATTGAGGCGTACTCGCTAGTCCCTGGCGACACATTGGACGTGGATTACCTCATGCCCTTGGACGCGGAACGCTATTGGACGATCGCTGCGAACTACCGGCTGCAATCCGGGCTACTAGTAGCGCGTGATGAGTTCACATCTACTAGCGGCGGCCTGAACGGCGAGACTGCACCCACGGGCGGCACGTGGGCCACATCAGGCGCTACAACAGACTTTGCGGCTGTGCCCGGAGGAACGGACTGATGCCCGCCGTTGCCCGCTCAACAGTCATCCTTGAGACAACGCCGCGTATCGCGCATCTGGGGTCAACGAACTACACGAACATCGACGCGGGAATCACCGCGAGCATCGATGCGAGCGTTGGGGACAAGCACGCGTTTGTGATCGCGCGTTGGGTCGATGACAGCAACTACGCGTACGCCAAGGTCCACATGAGCGCCGAATCAGACACGACATGGGTCGGCATCGTCCTCGCAGGGGTTGACATCCCTCTCGGCGACATGACCAGCTCGATAACGGTCGCTGCGCAGTATCCGATTCGTCTGGTCGTTCTTGCTTCCGGTCGTGCGATAGCAGTGCTGTACGGGCCTGGTGGCGCCGTCCTGGCGATGGTTGAAGCAACCCATATCGACCTGGCGACAGGCGGGACGTTGGCGACCGGGAAGCCGGGATTTGCCGATCAGTCCACGGGCACCCAAGTGGCGACACGGACCTACGATCGGTTCTACGCTTCCACGCCGCCGGCTGAGCCGTTGGTGATCAACTCTGGCCGTTCCATACAGATCCGCCATGACGGCTGCGAACGCGAGTCGTCGGATGGGTTGACGTTCGGGACACTTAGTCCTCGCGGTGGCCGGGTGTTTGTGCCTTGTGCGGGTGTTGAGGATCGGTCCACGCGGTTGTGGGTGAAGGCGAAACGCAACGATGTCAGCTCGACCGCGGATGCGAATGTTGCGGATTCCACAAAGGTTGGCGTGACACTTCGCCCGCGCTATCGGATGCCGTCGAGTCCATGAGGTTGTGGGTCGGGGTGCTAGGCGCCATCCTAGCGATGAGCCTTAGCAGCACTGCGGAGGCTCGCACACGAATCAGTCGCGAGAATGCACGCTACGCAGCACGCGTGATTTGGGCCAATGAAGCCGAGCTATACCACCAGCGTCTGATTATCACGCCCTGCGTTCCCCATGGTCGATCGTGGCGTGTGTGCCGAGTTCGATTCGGTAGCGAACGTCACACGATCAAGGTCCGCTACCAAGGCGTCGCTATCGAAGCGCTACTAGGCTGACGTATGGCTTCGATGCCTCCTCTCACGCGTGCTGACCTAGAACTGCACGCGGAAATTGATACGGCTGACAATTCCGCTCGCTACCGCTGGGAAGCCGGCGCGCCTGACAGCGACGATCGGCTCATAGGGATCACGTGCGGTTCAACGATCATGAACGGTTATGCGAACGCCAGTTGCTCGCTACCGCGCGACATCAACCGCTCCTACAACGATCTCGGGTTGCTTGACACATTCCGGCTGGTCGGCAACGACGGCACGATCGCATACGAGGGTCGTGGGGCTCGCTATCCACGCGAGGCCACGCAGACCACGCAGCACATTAACGTAGAGGCTGTCGGTTGGATGGCGCACGCTCGCGACAAGCCAATCGTGTTCCTTGGGTTGGATCAGGACATGTCCTCTTGGGTGCAGATGACGGCCGCTAGACAGGCCGTGCTACAGGTTGCCGCGTACGCTCCTAGGGGTTCTGGGACCGTCATGTCGGATAAGACGCTCAGCCAATCGTTCGATGGTGCGTGGGTCGCGAACGAGGTCCCGATCATTGAAGCGTGGTTTGACGCGGGTCCTGGTCAAACCATTGGCCGGATCTACTTCGAGTGGACGCGCGGGATCAACGTGGCTGTGGCAGCGTCCTGGTTTTGGTCGGTTGCGGTCTACGATGATACTTCCGGCGGCGGGGAGATCACGCCAGGCAACTTTCAGGACGTGGGACCAGGTGCCGGTGACTGGGTTGCAACGGCTGTCAAGCGCTATGCAGCCGCGCACTTCTATACGCAGTTGGCGTCGGGCGGCACGGATGGCGTCCAATACAACCTTGACTGGAACGCACTGCAGGTCATCGGCGGGCACGGATTGCCGCTTCAAGGCGCTGGCCCCTTCTCGATTCTGAATTCGGACATCATCAAGCACGTCGCTGCTGTTGCCGCCCCGTTGCTGAACACGAGCGGGGTTCAGCCGGGCGTGCCGATCGACCAGTTCGCTATTCGTGACCTGACCGATCCGTATGACATCTGGTTGAAAGCGAATGCTCCCACGCGCTGGAATCTCGCGGTGTGGGATGACAAGCGCTTGGTGTTCGAAGCGTTCCCAGATGTTCGGCAGTTGCAGACCGCTGATTGGGTGTTGCGGTCCGATCATCCGAACAGCTTGCGACGCGGGTACGACGGTCCGACGACGGACGGACAGAAGAACGGGGCGATCGTTCGCTTCCAGAACATTCAGACCGGTGCGGCGGACATGATCAACCCGTCAACGCATACGGTGCTCGCGGACACGGACACGCGGCTAGCGGCCAACCGAGCAGGTATCGATGATTGGGCTCGCATCCAGTTGCCAAACCCCACGACAGCCGCTCAGGCAGCGTTGACGGGCGCCGCGGCGTTAGGGGAGTTCAATCGTCAGCGCACACCGGGTCGGTTTACGTTGACGGGATTCGTGATGGATGACGCCACGAACTGGCATCAGGGCTGGAAGCTTCGCGCTGGCCAGACCGTGTTGCTTGAGCAGGATGAGGACGATCCGGTTCGGTTGATTCATGAGGTGTCTTGGAATCACGATAGTCGCGAGGTCACGATCAACGCGGATGCCGCCTCACGGACGATCGATGCGATTCTCGTTGATATGGGCTTCGTTTAGCTACCTTTGCGCTGATCACATCGGACCTGTTTAGGGACGATTGTGGTACGCCCAACGTCCATGGGATCATCAGCGCAGGAGGTAGAACAGTGCATGATGCACAACACCCACATGACGAATGTTAGGCACGTTCAGGGAGGCCACGCATGGCGCCCGACGAGCCTGACCGCCGTCTCACGGAGTTGGAGCGTGAGTTTAAGGGTCTTCTCACGTCCTACGGGGCCGTGATGCAATCCGTCGCCCGGTTGGATGAACGCGCGGATGCTAGTGATCGAGAGCGTCGTGAGATGCGCGAAGCTATGGCGGTTGCTATGCGCGACTTCCGCGAGGGCCTAGCAGCGTTTGATCGGTCCTGTACGGCGAAGGTCGATGAGGTGGGCCGCAAGGTTGAGTTGTCGGCTCAGACGACGCGTAAAGAGATCCGGGATGATTTGAAGGATCGTCAGTGGTCGCCGATGGCGAAGTCGGCGCCGTATGCTGCGGCGATTGCTGCGATCGGGGCGTTCATTGTGGCGCTGTTGAAGACATGAGGTTGCATCCAGCGTTGGTGTTGACATTGGCGATCCTTGCTCTTGGTGGTTTGTTGACGACTGGTGTTCTGGTGTTGCGTGGGGATGCGCGCGAGCAGACCAAGCAGACTGATGACATCAAGGATGTACTGGTGCAGAAGGAGATTGCTGTTGAGGGTCCGCGAGGGATTGAGGGTGGTCGTGGGCCGATCGGGAAGCGCGGAAGGCGAGGGAAGACCGGGAAGCAAGGGAAGACAGGCGCTCCCGGTAAGACGATTCGTGGGCCACGTGGCCGAGCTGGTCGGGATGGGAAAGATGCGGAGGTTGTGGTGTCTCCTGTGATCCCCGTGCGTGGGCCTAGGGGCGCTGACGGGAAGCCTGGGAGGGACGGGAGCGACGGTAAGGAAGGCCGGGATGGTGCCACGGTCACGGGTCCTCAGGGGCCGCCTGTGGCGTCGTGGACGTTCACGGATGCCACAGGCGTGCAGCAGACGTGTACGGACCCGGATGGCGACTTGAACTACTCCTGTGCGCCTGATGCTGTGATTCTTGAGGCGCCTTAGCTTGCTGGTTGTGCTTTGGGTCTGCGTGACGGACGGGTGTACCACTCGTTGGTCTTGCCCGGCAAGCGGTGTCCTACGTGCGGGGAGGTCGGACGGCTTCTGTATAACCAACGTTTGCCGTAGAACGACCGCGGCCCCACCAGAGGTGTGTGGGGCCGCGTGCTCAACGGAGCGGAAGCGTGGAACTGCGCTCCGCTAAGACGTTGGGAGGATGTAGGCACCTGCGGGTTGGGGGATACGGGCCTCGCATTCCAGCAGCACGGCCGTCCCCTCAGGCCAGTAGTTCGGGTCGGGGTTTGCGCCAAGGAATGCGGCCGACTCCCAGGCCCGTATCCCCATCTCCTCGCCGGGATTGGCCAGAAGTTCGCCAACGTGTCGGATGGGTTTGAAGGAGCGCCCGTCTTCGTCTGCCATGAGTACGGCATAAAACTTGCTCATCTGAGGTTCCACCTCTCAGTTGGGGTTGATAGCCGATGATACCAGCAAGGAGGCTGTGATGTTCCGACTCGTTCGTGGTCCTGTCGTTGCTGCTTGGTGGGTTGGGGCGATGATCGCTGGTGGCTTAGCAGCCCGGTTGCTGGATCGACTATAACCCCGTCTTTCGTACCGTCAGGAGGCTAGATGCCTATCGTCGCCTCCGTCCTCGGTCAGGCCGTGACCTACCTCCTCGCCGCTGCAGGCATCGTGGGCGCTCTCGCAAGTCTTTGGCAGTGGGTTTTCAAGCCGCTCGGCAAGCGCTTCATCGCGCAGATGAAAGACGATGAGATCAAACCGATCGTGCAGGAGATCGCAGCACAGTTCCGCTCCGACTCAGGGTCCACGCTGAAGGACACCACCAATCGGCTAGAGCAGGCCGTGCAAGAGGTCACTGAGCGGCTTGAGCGAGCTATACGCAGGGCTGAGGGGACGTTGGAGCGTCTTGAGGTCGCACTAGCAGCCAACTCAAGCGCTACTGAGGGGTTGCGCAGCAGTATGGCCGTGGCTCTAGAGACGTTGCGGCGGGAGACGGGAGCTGCGACGGAGGCGTTGCGTATCGGTGCTGGGATCGCTGGTGGCCTTGCTGAGCAGGACCGCAAAACTTTGGATCGGTTGACTGAGGCTTTGCGAGTCGTTACGCAGGAGTCCACAGAGGGAGCAGCAACGGGTCTGCGTCTTGAGGGTGCTGCGCGCATCGTGGCAGACGATTTGGCGGCGGCGCAGAATCGTGCGGATAACGTTTCGACGGAAGAACCGGGTGCTGCGGCTGACGCGGCAAGCAAGCCGCCTGATGAATCAGGAGCCTAATCCGGCGCTGTTGGTTTGGCGAGCGTTCGCGGCAGTCGTGATCTCCGCACTCGTGCTCGTTGCTGGCGGCTGGGCTTTGCTTGAGCGGGGCAACTCGCAGGGAGCGAATGCCACGAGGGATCGTGCGGAGATCAAGGACAACCGTGCGAACATCCGCGAGAACAGCTTGAAGATCAACCGTACGCTCCGTTGCTTGTCGGAATCCAAGGACCCCCAGTCGTGTATCGGTCGGGTGCGCGGCGCGTCAGGGCCTGGTGGCGCTCAGGGCGCCCGCGGGTTGCGTGGCGAACGAGGCTTGAGCGCTGTCGGCGAGAGGGGGCCTAGGGGACTGCGAGGGAGTCCTGGTGTGTCTCGTCGTGGGCCGGCTGGGAGACGTGGGCCTGCGGGTCGTGACGGCAAGGACGGATCGAATGGAGTGGATGGCCAGGACGCACCTGTAGCGATCCCTGAGCCGGTTCCTGAGCCCTCGCCCGTGGTTCCTCAGCCTTCTGCGCCTCTGGTTCCCTGTTCGATGCAGGCTCCCGCGCTCGGGTATCAGTGCTCGCCGATCGTGGGAGCGGTGCCCGCCCCGTAGGCTCAGTGTGTCGTTCCGTCCTGCGGGTTGCATACATTGTTGATTCTCCCCCGCGCCTCCCATGAAACGGCCCTGTCGCTATCCCCCGCGGCAGGGCCGTTTCTCGTTCAGGGGCCAACTCATAGTCACGTCCTCAATCGGCCATGGGGTAGCGTCCGGCTCTCGGCCCTCTGCCTGTGCTGCTTCCCACTCTTCCGGGCGACAGGCCCAGACGACGGCGAAGTCGTAGCCGCGGTCGAATGGCCCAGTTGCGACACGCTGAAGTCCTTGACCGAAAGCGTCGCGGACCTGCACACGTGTACCCGACCGGATAGACCTGATAGGGACCTGATCGAGCATGAGATTTCCTTTGGGGTTGCGGTTCTTGGTTGGGTTTGGTATTCGCGCGTGCGCACGTCGAGAAGTACCGGTGCTCCGTAGTTTGCAGACATCAGCGGTTGGCGTTCCGTTCAAGCCTTGTTGGCCTCGCCCCTCAGGGCTTCGAACTGCATCTCTAACGGACTAAGTAGCGAGGCGGTTGGCCTGTTGGCCTTGGCAGTGCGAGTGTCTGCATGCTTGGGCGTACTACCCCCTTTCGAGGAATAGCCGGAGACTCAGACCTGCCCAGGTCGTGCTTTGCCAGGTGCCCTTTGCGGGCGTTGTCTCCGTCTACCGGCCTTGCGGCCCACGTACGGATTGTCTGGGGTGTCGATGAGTCCCGGTGCTCGCGCTGTCGTCCCCGGGCAGGAGGTTAGTGCTACTCTGTGGCCAGATCCCTTGCATAAGGAAGCTGTTGGAAGGCCGCCCCTCGATCGTACGGGCGGCCTTCCACGTTTTCGGGTGCTGAAGAAAGCTACGTGTGGGGCTCCCACTCGTTGACGATGAGGTCTATGCGTCGTTCAAGATGGGCGATGCGCTGAGGGTTATCGTTGTTCCATAGGGCGGAGCGCAGGCAACGCAACTCGGCGTGGAACACAGCGTTGTGGCTTCGGGTCTCAGGCTGGCGCTTAGGTCCGCGGTGCTTTGCCTTGCGAGCCTTCGCCTTAGATACTAGCCTGGCAGGAGCACCCGGAGCGGGGATGCTGCGAAACCCTCCGACCTGCCGTGATCCCTCGTGCTTCATGGCCTTGCCTGTCGGGACCATCGGTTAGACTTGTCTTGCATCGGATCTGCCCTCCGGTGTCATGGCCCCGGTCCTCGACAGACGCGGGTCCAACTTTCACAGCAGCCTATCAGCGCCTCCCGACAACACATCGGGAGGCGCTGGTCGTTGTAGGCTTCAATGCACGGGGATTCAGCGGCCCGCCTTGGTTGCGGGCCGCCGTTGTGCCGGTACCTTTGCGCGAGCCCGTATGGGACCCAGTGCGGCGGCGAGGCAGTTGTCTTCGAAGGAGCAGCCTCGCCCGCCGCAGGTTTTCCTTGGTACGATCGGGTTTCCTCGATGCACCCCCGCGTCCCATCAGCGACGAACAGCCCCGCCCCCGAGCGGGGCTGTTCTCGTTTCTAGAGGCTGGCGGTCCAGATCAGGTAGCCGAAGAACACGATGAGCCAGATGCTGCCTACGATGACTTCGATGTCGATGGGGTTGAGGCTAGTGGATCGGGCTTCTACGGATCAGGACTGGTCGTTTTCCCGCCTACGTCTGTCCTCTCCCGGCGCTAGTCGTCTCGCCAGTTTTTGCCCGAAACGATTGCGCTGATGGCGCTTGCGGTCACGCCGTAGGCTCGGCCCAGCGAACTAGGGCCTTCGCCTGCTAGGTGTCGAGCACGTATCTCCCGCGCCTGTTCGATTGTTAGTTTGGCTACCCGCCCTCGTCGTGTGTTTTCGGCTTTCGTAACGACCTCAAGATGATCCGGGTTGATGCAAGATGGGCGACGACAGAGGTGGTCGATGGTTAGTGGCCCTTGACGAAAGAGCGAGGCTGCCCCTTGATATAGCCCGCGGCCGTATCGTTCTTGGGCGATATGGTCGTTCGTTGGCCGCAGCCACATCGGCAGAGGCCATACCCGCTCTTAGTCATTCGCGATGAACAGCTCGTTGGCCTGCCCGCGCCGCCATGCGTTGAGCAGGTCTCGGATGGCGCTGGACCTTGTGCAGGCATCGGCGATTCGAGCACAGCCGGGGTTCGTGATGGCCTTGTCCTGGTAGTAGCGCCGGGTTGCAGCGACAAGCTGGTCGAGTTCCGCTAGTTCGGTGTCTGTGAGTCGGATGCTTAGATTGTGCATCCTACGATCGTAGCACGTACGTATCACAGATGTGCTACGATGTCCTCTAACCAAGTCCCGACCGATAGCTCGGTTAGTGTCTTTAGGTACATACAAGGCGTCCAAGGAATGGAAGGGACTCGCCAATGATGACCCCGACCGTCATCGATTTGACACCGGATCTGCATCGCATCCTGCTCAGTAGCAGGGATGTGGAGTGCGATCGGGATTATGGCCATATGGCTGTGGCGCCAGGCAATGAACCGAAGCCAAAGCCGGTCGTGGCGGAGAAGCTGCTGTGAGCTGCGACCTGAGATGGGACCAGACGTGCGGCGAGCTATCGAACGGCGAGCCTTGTAAAGCACCGGGCAACGAGCATGGTGGGATCTGCTCAGCGCACTGGCGGTCGTTGCAGCCAGAACAACGGGCTGCACTAACGTGGGCTGCGGAAGCAACCACGGTCCGGGAGCCCGGCCGCTGGTCTCGACTGCCGATGCCCACTGAGGTCGCGGACATTCTGCTTGAGGTCAACGGCATGCTTGGGGACTGATTCGGGAATGCACGTTGATCGGAAGGCACCTTGTGCCACTCGCAGAGAAGCAGGGAATCGCAGTGTTTGCAGCACTCGTCGTGTTGGGGTTGGCTCAGATGGTTTGGCAGCCGGCCCGTTCGTTGCGCCTGTTGAGGGGCGGTAGCTGGTGGCCTCGCTGAGGTCGTCCGATGCTCCGTCAGACTGTTTGTTGCCAGCGGGCCGCTGTAGTCCCCTGCGGCTCGCTGGCTTTTCTTCTGCTCTGGGACTAGCAAGGGAAAGGGACTAGCACATGTACGTTGACGAACGAGAAGAAAAACTACGGCGATTCGAGGAAGACTCAGACGGATCAGTCGAGCAGTTTTCGCCCTCCGACGAGCAAGCAAAGTTGCTGCAGGCGCGTCTTACGGAAGCCGAAGAACGGATCGGTGCTGCTAACGAGCAGATCGCTTTGTGGTCGCCGGTCCTCGCCAGTTCGCAGGCGGGTTTGAGGGCTCTGAAAGAGCACCGCGTGCAGCCTCAGGAAAGGGACTAGTACATGCGAACGGATTTGAAGCCTAAGCCAAAGATCGCTGCAACCGGGATCGCTGGGGTTCTCGCAGGCGGCCTTGTCGTCATTGCTAACGCGCTTGGGCTCGACATGCCGCCTGAGGTTGCCACGTCGATCGTGGCCGTCGCGATGTTCGCCGCGGGCTACCTCAAGAAGGACAAGAAGGTTCCTGCATGATGAGCCAAGCGATCTGTCGCGAGCTAGCGACACGCAACGGCGGTCCCGGTCTCACAGCAGACGAACTGAGCGCACGCTTGGGTTCGCCAGCCGCAACGGTCCGCAACCATTTGGCGGGCCTGGTGTTTCGGGACATGACCGTCACGGTTGAGCCCGGTCGTGCTGGTGGTGGGCGCTACAAGATCGGTGATTCGTCGGCGCTGCTGGGGCTGGACTGATGAGCCCGGTGCTGCTCGCACGAGCCATGTATCACAAGTGGGTCACGAGCCACTACTTGGCGGGCGGGCGGTGGCCGGGACGCTGGGAGGAACGCGACGACGCTGAACGCGAGCGTTGGACCGTGTTCGCTGGCTGCATCCTTGATTCCCAACGGGCGGAGGCATGAGACTCGTCCTTGTCGATGGGTGCCCGTGCCCTGCGAGCATCGCGCCATACATCCAACGAGTGCTTCGTAAGGCCGGACAAAGCGCGAACAGCGTCTACCGCGGCGAGGACGCACGAGGGCTACTGCACGCGCACGGCAAATCTACGCAAGCCGAGATCCATCGCAAGTATCCAGGGATTAGCAACCCGCCCGGTTTCTCATCGCATGAGTTGCGTGGCGACGGGGTGTACGGCGTTCGCGGCAAGCGCTTGCCAGAATGGTCGATCGGAGTTGATTCGGGCTCCAACAGCACAGCGGACCGTGATGCAATCACGAGGGCCGCGCGTTCGTTGGGCTGGGAGGTCTGGCATCCGTACTCACGAGGTGTTGAGGCGCATCACTGGTCTTTCAGGAGACGCCCGCGGCCGAAGAATCCGCAGCAGCTCGCGCATCTGGTTGCTGAGCGGCGGAAACTAGGGAGGCACTAAATGCAGCTATCCACGGACGGAGCGCACCTCATTGAGAGTTTTGAGGGCTTCTCTCGACTCCCGTATCGCGACCCGGTAGGTGTGGCAACCATCGGCTTTGGCTCTACCAAGGGCGTCACGATGAACACCAAGCCGATGACTAGGCCGCAGGCTGAGCGTCGCATGATGCGCGAGATTGACGCTTCGTACGGCGCGGCGATCAATGCTCTTGGCCTCCCGCTCAACCAGAACCAGTTCGATGCCTTGGTCTCGTTCGTCTACAACGTCGGTCCCGGCGGCGTGGGATCCAATACGGGCGTAGGCAAGGCGCTGCGAGCCCATGACTGGCAGAGCGCTGCGAACCATCTGCTTGAGTGGGACAAGGCCGGCGGGCGTGCCTTGTCCGGCCTGACGCGTCGCCGTCTTGCTGAGCGCGCCTTGTTCTTGAAGACGGAGAATCGTTGGAAGGGCTATACAGCGTCGGAGATGCGCTGGATTCGTGAGATCGACCGCCATCCTCCCCTGAGGCGCCGGCTGGTGCTCAGGGCGTGTATGCGAGCGCAGGCTCTTCGGATTAGGCGCGCGGCGAAGAAGTCGGGTTGGACGGGCGAGCGCCGAGCGCGGGTCAAGTCTTTGGAGGCGAGGTCATGAGCATCGAGTGTTGTGGTCGGGGTCGTGACGTGTCGGATGCTGCGGCCGCGTTGATCCGCGAGTTCGCGATGGGACTGCCGGCACCGGATAGCGAGGCGTACGGGTTGACGGCCGTGATGATGATTGATCGGTCGAAGCTGTTTCTCGCTGAGCACAAGCTGTGACGGACGCTGAGCGCATCCGGGATTTGGAGCTTGTGGTTGCTGTGCTGTTGCGGCAGTCCAGTCCGTTTCGTGTGGATATGGGCGAGACGGAGTTGCAGGCTGTGCGTGCGGTGGGCGATCGCGCGCTGATGTGCAAAGACCCTTGACGTAAAGGAAACGTTGCGGTAGCATCCTGCATATGGAAGCCACCAAGATCTCACAGCAGGCCATCGAAGACGCCCTCGACAGCCAGGGCGGCAACTGGGACTACGAGGATATTCGTAGCTATAGCGGGCGCGGAATGTATGGCGAAGAGTGCCTAGGGATCGTGTTCAACGACTCTCGCGATGCCTACGGATTCTTCGTTGAACTAGCCGCGGAGGACTACGACACAGCGGAGCTGCTGGCGCGGAAGGCACGCGAGGACAGCATGGGAACGTCCGTGATCGTGTACTTCCCGGGCGTACAGGTCGATGACTGACTTAGATCCCGACGAGCTGCGCGACATGCTGCAAGCAGCGCAGCGTTCGCAAGCGTGGCTCGCTCGGCATCTGGGCATCCGCGCTGAAACGGTGTCGCATTGGATGCAGGGGAAGTGGCCTATCCCGGCCTCCCGGCACGATCGTATTCGGGCGCTACTTGCGACCGACCCTGACGCGGAGCGGCTGCGGCTTGCGATCACGCGCATCTTTTGTGATCGCTGCGAGTCCGACAAGATCGCTGCTGAGTGCCTGTCGGTGATGCCTGAGTTGTGCCATACGGCAAGGGGCGGCGTGTCCGTCTCCTACAAGACGAAGGGGAAGAACTGATGAGCACGGACGTTGACGCATCTACTGCCACTCGTATCTATCTAGAAGGTGGGCACTACGTACGGGTCAGCGAAACGGTCCAAGAAGTGTTCGAGCGGATCGAATCGCTTGATGATCGTTGGGCGCCCGTGACTGATCCAGGTGACGGGCGCGAGAAGTTGATTCGTTCAAACCGGGTGTTGTGGATCGAACAAGAGGCCGAGCGATGAGTACCGACGCGCATCTTGCGAGGGAGCACGGTCATCTCGCCAAGCATCATGAGGGGCTAGACAAGCGCGTTCCGTATGTGCATGCGCCCGAGGCTGAAGCAGCGTGTTGCAAGGTCACGATCACTCAGCATGGGGCCGTCTTCGGCGTGATCCGCTGGGTGGAAGACGGTTCGTTGGGCGAGGCTGTCGAAGATGCGTTGCGACGTGCTGGCAGGTACAACGCTGACCCGGACGGGTTCACGATCATGGTTTCGAGGGAGCGGCATGGTGCCTGAGGACATGTTGGGTCTTGAGGACTTGAAGCGGGAATGGCAGGCCGCCGAGCGGAACCGGATCTTGAATGCGCTAGACGCAAAGCTACGTGTGATGGGGAAGCTACTTCCCGACAGTCGCTTCGATGAAGGCTATTTGGAAGCCGTGCTGTCCTTGCATATCTGGATGGTCGCTCAGGCTGATGGGACGGCCGAGCGATGAGCGACGAGACACAGCCGGAGCTTCCCGTCGACAGCTTTCGAGAAGCGGCTACACACCTACGCCGACCCTTCGAGCCAGCAGCGATCAAGTTCCGCATTCTCGAAGGTCGCAACGGCGAGGATCAGCAGAAGGCTCGCGCTACGTGCGCCGCGTACATCGACGCCCGCTTGGTGGGCGAGCGCCTAAATCTTGTTTGCCCACATCTTTGGAACCATCGCTTCGAGCCGGTTCCAGGGGGGATGCTGTGCCATCTCCAGGTAGACGGGCTGATCCGCTCAGACGTGGGTCATAGCGAGAACGTGAAGACCGATATGGGTTTGAAGGCGCTCTACTCAGACGCGCTGAAGCGAGCCGCCGTCCACTTCGGCGTGGGGGTATCGCTCTATGCGCTGCCGGGCTTGACGCTCTATGCACGCGACGGCCACGTCCGTGTGTGGAAGAAGGACGCCCAATCCGTCCCCAAGTTCTATCTGGAGCCGAAGGGCGAACTGGAGCTTCGCGCTCGTTACAGGCGCTGGTTGCAAGACCACGGCGCCGAAGCATTCGGTAAGCCCCTTGGTCACGGCGATGTTGAGCGCACGACGGCCGATCATGAGCCGGAAGCCCCCGCATCTGATGTCCCGGCTACGATCGCACCGGAAGCACCTGTCGCAGGTCCGCAGAACGGTCTGATTGGGAATCCGGCTGCCGCTGACCTGATCCTGAATGCCGACTCAGCAGCGATCCCGCGCGATGACTTGCGCAAAGCCATTCAGCACGCAACAGGCCAAACCTGGCCTGAGGACGCGTTTGAGGACGACGAGAGGTTGATCAGCGTGGTCGCTGCGTTCGAGGCGAAGCAGCAGCAGCGGGTAGCTGCTTGGGTGGAGAAAAAGAGAGCGAAGGCGAGGGCATGAGTCTCCCGATCCGCTATGACGATCAGGCGCTGACCGTCTGCGTAGCTGATCCCGGTACGGGCGAGATGGTGCCGATCAAGGAGGCATCTGATCGCGCGATCCTTGAGGCTGAGACGTGTGTGGATGAGCTGCGTCGCGAGGTCACAGCAGCCCGATATGCGATTGGTGCTGAGATGCGCGAACGCTACGGCATCGGCACGTCCCGTGAGGCTGGGTATGTCTTCAAAGTTCAGGAGACGACGAACTGGCCGTTGGGCGCCACGAAGGCTGTGCTCAAGAGGCTCGTGGATGACCACGTGATCTACCGTTCCGACATGGACCGGGCGTTGCCACTGAAACCGAAGCCGGATGCCGTGCAGTTGAAGGCCCTGATCGGTCGGTTGACCGTGAGCGATCCGAAGGCGGCTGCGGAGTTGGCTGCCTGCGCAACGGTGTCTCAGCCGAGCCTGCGGGATCTGCGCGAAGAGGCCGTGACGAGCGAGGCTGTCGAGTCATGATCACGCGGGAGGCGTTCGATGAGGCAGTTGGGCTTGCGGAGCGCCTTGAGGTTAGCAAGATCCAAAGGCATCCCCAGACTCAGGTGTCGCTTGACGCACAGCTACGTGCATTGGAGTTGATTGCCGTGGCGTATGGCTTGTATGACGCCTCCGACTTCCTTCGAGGTCACCTGCGATGACAAACCCAGCGGCCCTCAATCTCGAAGAACCGCTAGAGATTTCAGAAGCCAGGGAGGCATCCCGCGCGATGGCTCGCCAGCGTCGCGCTGCGGAGGACACGTTGCAGCAGATGGTTGAGAACGCCGCGGAAACCGAGCGGCTATATCGCAAGGCGTTCAGCGCAGCATTCATCCGAGCCGAAGGAACCGCAAGCGCACGCGAAGCCAAAGCGAAGGCTGATAGCGCCGATGAGTGTTACGCCCGCGATCTTGCCGCTGGGATGGTACGCGTCCAAACCGAGCGTTTGCGTGGCCTTGAGGGCGAAAGATCTCAGTTGAAATCGATCGTAGATTGGAGCGCTCGCCTCCGCTTGGACGAACGCGAGATCATCGGTGGCGTCACGTACGGCAAGAGGCCGGCGGCATGATCACTACCTGCCAAGGTCGAGACTGCCACAACCTGCTGTGGCCGCGGGGGGCACGCGGGCTATCGGGTCGCAGCCCAAAGTGGTGCTCGGATCGTTGCCGCAAGACGCAGTACAGCGCGCCGTGCTTAGACTGCGGCGTTCCGCTGAACGGTCACGCTGGTCGTGGCCCTGGAGCAGCTAGTCGATGCGTTCCCTGCGCGAGTCGTAAGGCTGGTGCGGAGCGCAAGGTTTGGACATGCCAAGCGATTGTGCTCGCTATGCAGGAGTGGGCCGCCGAGTACGGCGAGCCTCCGGCCGTAACGGACTGGAATACCTACACAGCCGAACACGCAATGGACGACAGCGCTCGCGCCGACCGCTTCCGACAGGCGGGCGGCCGCTGGCCGAGGCATACGACTGTCTTTATGGAGTGGGGATCTTGGAACGCCGCGATAGTAGCGGCGGGTTTTCAGCCACGACCGGCTCATGGCGGCGGCGGTAACGAGCTGCGTCGGCGGTCGATGCGGGCGAAGGCTGCCGCATGACGAGCGCGGATGGGCACGCGAAGCTCATGCAAGCCCTCGCGCTTGTCGATGAAGTTCACGAGGGCCTGAATGATCAGCAACCCGACGAGACCGCGGCCTCAAGGTTCGCGTACCGGATGATCGAATCAGGCTTGCTGTTGTCACGGGCGATCAAAGAATTGGGCGAGCAGGTGTAGGAGCAGTCGGCCCGCATGGGTCGATAACCACGAAGGAGAAGGGGACTTGGGATGAGCGTAAGCACGAAGGAACGTGTGGGTCGCGATGGGTTTCGCGGCTCGCCGATCACCGTCTGGTGCTCGGGCTGCGAGGACTACGTCGTGCAGATGAGCAACGGCGAATGCGGCTGGTGCGAGAAGCAGCTCGCCAAGCTACGCGCCGAGACACCGCGCAAGACACGATCGGCTAACAGCGCGGAGATCGATACCGAGATCCGCAAGTGGCAGAAGCGAGGGATGGGCACTCGCGCGATCGGCAAGATGGTCGGACTGGATGAGCGCAGCGTCCGGCGCCGGGTTTCAGCGATGGCGGGTGCGGCATGAGTGCTTCACTACCTGGTGCCGGCTGGACACCACAGGTCTCCTCGCCGACCACTGCGCTACACACAGCGGACGGCTGTTGGTCGTTGTCGACGCTGTTCGCGCAGACGTGCGGGCCAACAAAGCCGCGGGAGTCACGGAAGGCTGAGCTAAAGCGGTTGGCTGCGGAGGAGAAGCGTCGCGCGGATGCTGCGGAGCGCTTTGAGGCATGGCTGTGGTCGCACGACGCGGACAGGGAAGACACGATGGGTCGGATCGTCTGATGGAACCAATCCACCGAGGCACACTGTTCGATCAGACACCCGATGTCGATGAGGGTTCGGCGGAGTTCTCGCCGTGTGGCCTCTACCGCTACACGCTACGTCGTGCATGGGGTGTAGCGCCCCCCGTGTTGTTCGTGATGCTGAATCCGAGCACGGCTACCGCTGAACAGGATGACCCAACTATCCGTCGATGCATCGGCTTCGCAAGGCAGTGGGGCGCGGGTGGGCTACTCGTCGCAAACCTCTACGCCTTGCGAAGCACGGACCCGCGGGGACTAAGCGCTGTCCCAGACCCAGTAGGCCCGGACAATGACTCGTGGATCCAGCGCCTAGCGGGCACCTCTTTGAGAGTCATTGTCGCTTGGGGCGCCGCACCTGGGCCTGATCCGGCACGTCCACAACGCGTGAGGTCGGTGCTGCGTTCCGTTGGCGTAGAGGAACTTTGGGCACTCGGTTTGTCTCGAAGCGGCGCGCCTCGACATCCGCTTTACATGCCCAAGGCTAGTAGCCCAGTTAGGTGGCTGTAATGGACTGCTTCTGCGGCTGCTGCGACCGTGCCGTACATCTGCACCACATCTGTTATGCGGCCGAGCTAACGAAGATCCACCGGACATGCATCCGGGACGGCAAGGCAACCCGTCCGCTCAAGGTGCTGCTCGCCGACGAACGGAACCTGGCGGCGGCGGCCTTTATTTGCCACGGCAGTCATCACGCTGCATCCCAGCGCTACCGCTTGTGGATGCTGCCGGACAGCGCTTTCGAGTTTGCGGCTGAGGTCATGGGCGCTGAACGAGCGCACGATTGGCTGGCTAGGCGCTACGGGGGCGAGGACCCGCGATTGGATGCACTGCTTGCTATTGAGGCTGTGGCATGAAGCTCGTAAGCCGTGAAGACAACGACTGGGACGTGATCGACGGACGCTTGACCGTAGAGCTATCGCGCCGTGAAGACGGCTCGTGGATGTTTTGGGGTATGAAGTTCCGGGGCCAGCGGTTCGGTGGTTCGCAGATACTAGGGCCGGGCGAGTTCAACGACTGGCTCAACGTCGAAGCGAATAAGCAGGTCGTCACGACATGACCGTGCGGACGTGGCGTTGTCGACGGGTCAAGAAAGGTGTTCGCTGCGACACGCTGAACCTACGGACGAAGCAGAAATGCACTGCGTGCGGTGGCCCGCGACCTAAGCGCAAGCAGCCAGCCCACCGCGCTGTTCTCAATGACCTGCCCTACGAATGGTGGGTCGAGCGGTTCGGCGAGCAATGCGGCATCTGCGGACGGTCACCGTCCGCGAACCGCCGGCTGGACCGCGACCATGATCACAAGCTGCCGTCCGGGCCGCGCGGTCTGCTGTGTGCTCGCTGCAACCGTGCCTTGCCGTCCTGGGTGACCCCTGAATGGCTGCGCTTGGCGGCGGACTATCTCGAACGAGCGCGGGGCGCCCAACCACTTGGCGCCCCGCGGGAAACCAACCAGAAGGAAGTGTAGCTATGGCCCTTCAAGCACGGATCGCTGAAGCCGACACAATCGTCGCTAGCGCGATCGCAGAACACGACCCTAGCCATGTCTTTGTTCTACTGTCCGGCGGCAACGACTCAACAGTCCTCACGTCATGGGCAAAATCAGCGTTCGGACAGAAGATCGACGCTGCGGTGTTCATCGATACCGGCACGTCGATTGAACCCGACCCCAACGATCCATCGGATACAACACCCAGCGTTAGAGGCTTCGTTGAAGCCTTCTGCGTAAACCGCTACCTGCCCCTGATTGTGCTTGAGGCAGGGGATGCCTATCAGCGCATGGTTGCTTTACATGGCGTGCCCGGGCCGGGTGCGCACCGTTACCCGTATGTCAATTTGAAGGAGCGTCAGCTTGATCGCTTGATTCGTGAGCACAAGACCAAATGGAACGATCGGATCTTGCTGCTAACCGGCGTGCGATTGAGCGAATCGGAGCGCCGAATGGGCCATGTTGAGCCTATTCGGAGGGATGGATGCTCTGTCTGGGTCAGTCCACTGTTGGATTGGACGACTGCTGATATGCGCGCATACAGGGAGGCACGCGAGATCGAGCAGTCGGATGTCGCTGCTCTCCTGCATCGGTCCGGGGAGTGCAACTGCGGTGCTTTCGCCTCCGCCGGGGAACGCGAGGAGTTGAAAGGGTTGTTCCCGGAATGGTTTGAACGGGTGGTCGTGCGAGCGGAAACGATAGCGGCTGATGCTGGCAAACACGCTTGCTGGGGGAAGCGTCCGTCTGGCTCTAGGAAGTCTTCAGGTGGCCCGCTGTGTAATTGCCAATTGGTTTTGGAAGAGGTGTAGCCATGGCTACCGAGCAGGTTGTAAAGGGCTGGCGTGTCACGGTCCCCGGACCGGACGGGGAACCACGGGAGATCTACCGCGGCGCGAGCTACCGGGATGCGAAGACCGCGCGGATGAAGGATGGGTCGCGGTCGGCTTGGTTCACGCGCGTGGATGTACCGAAGCGATGAGTCTCCAGGACCTGAAGGATGAGATCGCAGAACTGAAGGTAGAGCTGGCGAGCGCTAACTACGAGCTTGAAACGTATGAGCGAGTCATCGGCGACGACACGGTCCTGCACGATGAGATCAAGCTGCTGCGCGAGTTCATCGAAGACGTGCGGCTAGGCATCCGAGACCTGGACGAGTACGGCGCGGTCTGCAACCCGGCCTACATATGAGCGACGACGAGATTCGCAAGCAGACGCTCAAGTTCCTGCGCGGGAATTCTCCGGCGACCACAAGAGAGGTCCGTGCGGGAGTGACGGCTAGGGCCGCTCGCGTGGATGAGGCGCTTAGAGCACTTCTAACCGAAGGGTTGGTGGATCGGGCCGATTACTCCTGGTATGCACTTAGGAGCGATGGGACACGGTACGGACACGACATGGGTCGGTCTCGCCCGAGCGGAGTGCAGGCTAGTGTGCCCAAGCTACGGCGGGAGTTGCTATCCCGTATGCCTGACGCTACGGAGTTGATTGAGGCTGCCTTGGAGGCGGCTACACCTGAACGTCAACGGAGGACGTCGAATGCTTGAGGTGCCGACCTACAGGAGAGGTGTCGTTGTAGCGCACGCGCTTGTAGACGACGGGGACGCAGACGCGGTTGTGCCTTATCGCTGGCATCTAGCAGCGAATGGATACCCGTCGCGTGGGATCCGGGTCGAAGCTGGCCGCAAGACGATCGCTCGGATGCATCGCTTGATTCTGGGGTTGACACACGGTGACCGGTCGGTTGAGATCGATCACGTCAACGGCGACAAGCTCGACAACCGTCGAGCGAACCTCAGAGCAGTGAGCCATCCCGAGAACATGGCTAATCGCAGCGCGTTGAACAGCAACAACACGTCCGGCTATCGAGGTGTGTACTGGGACAAGTCCCGTGAGTTGTGGGTTGCGGCCGTCAAGATCGACGGAAGAAGCCATCATGTAGGCAGGTTCCAGTCCGCGGAAGCGGCTAACTCAGCGGCGGCGGATTATCGGCGACGGCGTATGCCCACATCAGAGACTGATCGTCTTCCCTCTCGTAGTTATGTCTAGGCGCATCGACTACCTGAAGGCGCTTGACGGAGAACCCGAGAAGCAGCGCGCTCGTCTGACCCCATGAGGGTCTACCTCAATACACGCGAGGCAGAAGCGCTACTACGAGGCGAGATCCAACCCTCGCTGATTACGAAGGTCGCCGCGAAGCTCAAGCCACCGGAGCCGCTTGCCGGCCAGCAGTCCATCTACGACGTTCTCGAAGGGGAAGACCATGGCGACGCAGCCTAAGAACCTGAAGCATCCGCGCCCGGACTGTTCGATCAGCGGTTGGGCAGCGGCCTGGTCAGAACTCGACAGGGTGGAGGACCAGGCACAGCGCGAAGCACTCGCGACCCTGGTGCGCAAGGCTGGCTTTCGCGGTGCGCCCGCTTTGCGCTACTGCGCCCAGCTTGCCCGCTACCGCGCCGGCTTGACCCCTGACTATCCGTCCGCACCCGGCAAGCTGCAAGGCAACGAAGCCCGGCTGGTTGAGTCACGCGTGCGCGAGGGACTAGCAGCCAACGCCGAACTGTTTCCCTTCCTGGAGGCATGACTCTCCAGGTCTTGCAGGGCGGCGAGCCTAATGATGGGCTCGCTTCCTTATCGCATGATCAACTGGTCGAGAAGGCCCGCCGAGCGATAGCCCTGAACAAGGGCCTGACCTGCGACCTTGAGAGGGCCGAGAAGGACATGCGCTCCCTGCGCGCAAGCCGAGATGCCTACAAGGGTCAGGTCACGCGCCTGATGACGCCAAAGTCCGGTGGCGTTGAGATGGTCGAATCCCTGCTGTCCTACTGGCTGACCAAATGCCATGGCCCGAACTCGCGGGTCGAGATCCCAGTGGACGGCAAGCGCGGCGATGCTGTGCGCGCAACCATCCGTCGTCTCGTGGAAGCCGACAAGGATCCAGATCTCGCGAGTCCGGACAAGAACAAGCACGCGGCTGCGCTGGCGGATGCTGAGCAGCGAGCGGCCGAGAGGATCCGCGAAGCCATCGACGGGGCAGCCCGCTATCCGTTTCGCGAGAAGTACGGCAAGCGCCATCCCGAGCAGGTACCGGGGACCGTCAAGAGCGTCGATCTCGTCCATGTCCTGAAAGACGAAGTGACCTTGGGCAAGTTCGTGGCCCTGGCTACGGAGAGCGAGAAGCGCCAGGCGTACCGAGCGGAGTTGCATCACCGGTTGACGACGAGACCTAACGAGCTGCTGGTGTTCGCGAGCTTGAATCCGGACTACGGCGAGCTGATATCGCGTGCTATCCGTTGGGCTCAGACCCAGGTAGCGACGTGAGCTACCTGGGGCCGGCGGAACGCGAGGTCTGGACGGACTTGGACAAGCTCAACGCGATCGAAGTGCTGGCTGAGCTTCGCGGGCGCGTATGGGAGCTTGAGCAAGCCTTGGCGTTCACCGAGTTCGAGCGCGATCAAGCCCTACGAGTCCTGGAGTGGAAGCTGTGAAATACGATAGCTCGTGGGTTCATCCGGCGACCCCCGGTCTGCCTATCGCGGTCTGTGCGGCCGGCAACGAGTGCGGGAGTCGTGCCCCTCATCGCTTCGTTGAATGCACGATGATCAACGGGCTATGCGTGACCTGTGCTCAGAAGCGTGGTATCACAGCCATGGACGAGAGCGGCCCGCCAAGCAACGAGCAACTGGTGCTTGGCGGGCCGTGGGGCGCTTGACGCTTGTTCAGCGCGAGCGCAGCGAATCTAGATACGCGCTAGGAGGCGGGGGCTCCCGGAACCCGGGACATTGAGTACAGATGCATCGTGAGCAGTGCGTGTCGCAGCAGAAGCCGTTGGGATAGCGCCCAACGAAACGTCCGCACGATAGGCAGCGATCGACTGGTCGCGACTCAGACATCGCGGGAAACCTCCCGGAACGCTGCGGATGCTGCCCTGACCGCGAGACGCTGATACTCATCCCGCGTCTGCGTACCTGCCATCCCGGTTGCGAGGTCCAGCAGCCTGACGAGCGTCCTCAAGCCATGGGAGATGTCGGACAGTTCCTCGGCCGTGAAACGAACTGGATCCTCCAGTTCGTTGAGATCAGTTGCGGCTTTTACGGCTGCCTGCATGTCGGCGAACATACCAACGAGGCTGTGCTTGCGGTGGTCGCGAACAACGGCGCCGTGAGCGCACGTTTGGGCTTCGTAACGATCCATGAGGTCAGCTCCGTAGGGCTGTGCGTAGGTTGTCGATGCGTGATGCGAGGTCGTCGGCGAGATTCCATAGCTTGAGCGCGTCTTCCCAGGTAGTGACGCCATGGTCGCTGCCCGATGCGATCGAGTACGCATCAGCAAGGTCTTGACGAACTTTCTGGGCGTGCTCGTACGCGTCATCCAGGGATCCTTTGAGGCCGCTCATAGCGCGAACCAGAGCAGCGCAGTGACTTCGAGGACGGCTGTGGTGCCGAACACGCTGATAGCGATCCAGTTGGGACGGAAGGTCATGAGAGACCACGAAGCAGATGATCGAGGGCGTAAGGATTCATATGCTCCCGCTCCGCGATGATCTCGACCGCTCGGTTACGCCATCCACCTATGGGTGCGTTGTCTTCGCCTCGTTGTGAGTTGAGGCGGTCTAGCTCGTCTTCAACGCTGGCGACGAGATGTGCGTGCTCAGCGGCGTGGTTGGTTGGTTGCATACTTCTAGTCTAGCAGACTCTCGCAGGACCGCGCAACTTCTGATATGATGGTTCTCATGCCGACTAAAAGCATCTATTTCAGCGATGAGGTCCTAGCCGGGGCTCAAGCTGCGAGCAGGGCCGATAAGCGTTCGTTGTCCTGGTGGGTCAACGCAACGCTCGAACACGCGCTAGAGGAGCATCCGGTGCCGCCGCGTGTGGTTCGGGAGCATGACGAAGCAGTCCGCGAACGAAAGGCAGGCAAGCCATGAGCGACGAACCGACCCTGGATGATCTGATCGCAGCGATGCGTCTCGCGATTGAGGCTGCTGCGGACTCAGAGGCGGCCCGCAATGTCGTTGTTGAACTTCTTGCCATGGCACCTGCAAGCGAGGGTCGTCGTACTCAGCCCGTGCACCTCCTTGTCGATGCCATCCAAGCGGCAGGCGCTCGCTTTGAGGTCTGCTCATGAGCGACCGGCAAGCCCCGTTCTGCATCGTCATGGACGCGGCGCACGATCGTTCGGAACTGGGCTTGGATGCCAGCGCGTGTATGCGTGAGGTCGTCGCGCGAATCCTTGAGATCGCGGCCACCGTAGACGAACCGCAAGCAACGGCTGTGGCGAGGGTCGCTGCGGTTCTAGCTATTGAATATGGCGGTCAGTCGTGAGGTCGGAGCGTTGGCTTCCGGCCGTCGGCTACGAAGGTCGCTATGAGGTCAGCGACCAGGGGCGGCTACGCGCTCTGTTCTGTGCTCGGAACCAGGTACCGCCACCGCGCTTACTAAGGCCGTCCCTGAATGTACGGGGCTACCTGTCGTTCACGCTGGCTGCTGCGGATGGTTGCCGGAGCAACGTGCGTGTCCATACGCTGGTGCTCAATGCGTTCGTTGGTCCACGACAAAGCGGCCATTGCTGTCGCCATTCGGACGGCGACAGACTCAACAATGCACTTCTGAATCTCGCGTGGGGAACGTACTCTGAGAACGAGGCGGATAAGAAGCAGCATGGGACATGTCGCCGCCAAGGACTGGCGGCACGGCCATCAGCGAAGTTGATGCCCACGGAGGTGGACGAGATCAGGCGACGGATCAAGGCTGGGGAAACCCAGCGCTCTATTGCTCTCGGTTCGCGTATCAGCAGGTCCGCTGTTAATCGCATCGCGCTCGGTACCGCGTGGGGTTGGCATCCTGCTACTAGCGAGGGTGGAGCATGACTACCGATCTTGAGGACACCGCGGCGCGCCGCGCAACTATCTTCTTCGAGCTAGCCGCTGTCGCTGATCGCTACACCATGGATCAGGCTCCCGAATCGCATGGGGAACGCCTCGCGGACCTGTTGCATGCGGTGGATCGGTTGCAGGTTGAGTGGTCGCATGGGTCGGGGGTTCCGGCGTTACGGGAGGTGGGTGGACTGGTGCTGTCGTGGCTGGAGGATGAGTCGCGAACGGAACAGCAGCGATGAGCCTCCAACAGCAGTCGATCGACCAGTTTGTCATCTCTGCCAAGGAGGCCAAAGACGGGCTGGCAGAAGCAATAGGACGCCGAGCCGGAGGGGGCAGGATCGTTGCCCTGTCGGTAGCGCCTGGTGCTCAGTCCTCGAAGGGGGAGCGGGGGCTACTAGTGGTCTTGGTGACGGAAGATGTTTCGTAGGACCAGTAGCCACAGCGCGGCGTACCGGGCGCATCTCGCGAGTCCTGAGTGGCGCGCAATACGTCGCGGTGCCCTTGAACGCGCCGGCTTCAAGTGCGCGTTCTGTGGTCTACCGCAAGCGAAGCTCAGGCTAATGGGCCGACACCTAGAGGTCCACCACAACAATTATCGATCGCTAGGCAATGAGCTACCGGAAGACCTCACGGTCCTGTGCGCTGGTGGTCGTGGGGCTTGTCATGCGATGGCTGATCGGCAACGCCGGATCGCAGCGGGCCGCAAACCAGCCGGGAAACGCAAGCGGAGGTCTCGTCGTCGCAGGCGGTTGAGCAAGCCGTTGCGGGAACTCCGAACGGTCGGGGTGATCCTGATGCTCGCGTTCGGCGGGTTGAAGGTTGCTGCGTTGGTGCTGCCCCATGTCTCGTGAGATCACGTTGGACGAACTGGCCCGGCAATACAGATTGGGCCGAATGATTCGATACCAAGCGGGCTCGGTAACAGCATGGGGCTATGTGCTGGGCGTCACCTGGACTTTGCCCGAGACCCCGGGTGGCAAGGATCAAGCAGGCATCGTTGTGCAGAGCAAGCGCACAGGCATCATCGGCGTAGCCTTGCCTCGCGAGGTCGTTGAGGTAGCGGAGATAGGTGCCGTATGAGTAGCGAAGTACTGGTGCTTCAAGAAGCAGACAGCAGCAGTGGCGTTCCCCGTGGCTGAGCGCTGGACTAAAGCCAGCTACGCGGCCTACCTGCGCTCTGACCACTGGCGTGACGTGAAGAAGCGCTACCGAGCAAGCGCCATGCCACAAGCCTGCGTGGTATGCGGCGAGGCACGAGTAGACCTCCATCACCGGACCTACGAGCGGCTAGGCCATGAGGAACTCACCGATCTGGTGCCGCTCTGTCGTCAACACCACGGCGAGGCGCACAGGCTACGAGTCAAGTACCGCCATGACGCGACGGCCACGGCCCGTCAACTGGCATACATCACGCGGTTGGGCGGGCGACCTAGCGCAGAGATGACGCCGCAGCACGCTAAGGCGATGGCTACTCGCGTGCGTGAGGACAACGCCTACAAGGCAGAGCAACGGAAGCGACGGCGTAAACGGCGTGAGCGTGCGGCACGGGTAGAAGGGCAGTCATGACTAGAGCCCTCATATCTGGCTCACGCGACGACCGCTCCCCATGGCGGTCGTCGTCGTTCAAGAACGAACACGCATGAGGCATGGGTTCGTCTTTCGGCTTGCGATACGCGTAGAGTTTGGGCCGCGCACCCTCAGGCGATGGCCCTACCTGATAGTTGAAGCAGTACCAAGCTTCCGTCGCGCGCCTGGCAGCGTCCAGGGAAGAGAGGGAGAGTCCCGGCCTCGAAGGGTGCGCGCGCCCGGCCGGGACCACTCTCGGCGATGACCGGGACGCTGATGTCCGTCGAGTTCGCGGTGCGGGGCATCCCGCCCAGCAAGAACGACAAGAGCCTCAAGACCCATCCGGCACGCAAGAACAGCATCAAGCGCGCATGGATGTGGAAGTTCATCCGGGCGCTGGACGAGCTGGATCTTGAGAAGCCGATTCGGAAGACCGGCAAGCTCCTGGTCTACGCGGAGGTCTTCGAGCGCAAGCGCACCAGGTTGGAGGCGGAGAACGTCAGGATCGGGATGCTCTCAGAGGCTCTGCTTGATGCCCTATGGCGCGGGGAGATGGTGGTTGATGGCGCCAGGATCGTGGGGGGCTGGATATTGCATGATTCGGACGATGAGGTGGAGCTGGTGTCGGTGAGGAAGAGCCCGGTCGTGGGGGTTGAGCAGACCCGCGTAACGCTTGTGTGGGAGCCCTTGACACCAGTGGGCTAGTGTGGGAAGCTATCTCACATGAGCCAAACACAGAGTGCGCGCTACGAAATCTGTCTTCAGCGTTGTGGCGTCTACGCAATACGCGAGACAGGCCGGATGTTCGGCGTTGTCGAGCCCTTTCGCGGCACACGCGACCAGGCCATCGAACTTTGCGAGAGGATGAACGATGCCGCGTAAGTCCGTCTACTTCCCTGATGAGCAGTGGCCTCGCATCGAACGGGCCGCCGAGCTAGAAGACCGCAGCGTCAGCAAGTTCATTCAACGCGGCATGGATCGCTACCTCATGAGTATCGAGGATCTGCATCGGGATCGCCAGACTGAGGCAGGGACGAATTGGCGAGTGTCGAGCACGGTGCTACGCGACCCGGACCTCCGAGGGGGTTCCGTTGAATGCGAGGTTTGTGGAGCTGGTCCTACGGGGCGTTGCGACCCACCTGACAGCTTCGCCGGGGATTGTCCACACGGTTGCAGTCCCGAGCGATGACCGATCTACTACGCATCGGCACCAAGATTCGTCGCAGGGACCACCATGTTGCCTGGCGAGTCGAAGGGCTCGTTGAGGACTACTCAGGGGCCGGTGAGCCCACGCGAGTGGTTCTGTCGTGCGCGGTGGCTGACGTTTCCACGATCCCGCTCAGCGAGTTTTGGCAGCGCTGGACACCCGTCAACGAAGGGGAGGGGACATAGTGCCTAATATCGAGCGTATCGAGACGCCGCACGATCGCGTTGCGGATGAGGAGATCGTTCTCTACCACATCATGAAGCGTGATCGTACTCCCGTGCGCGACCGCTTGACGCCTCGCATGGAAGCCCGCCGGCTCATCGACGCGCTGGACCTCTCGCGCGAGCATCGCCCGATAAGCGAAGTTACGGAGACCACATGACCACACGCACCATCACGCATGACGCGCCGGACGACGATGACCGCCGCCAGGAGATCGAGCGCATGGCTCGCGAGATGAACGAGCAGTTGGCCCCGCCTATCCAGGGACCGATCATCCGCCCCAGGTCCAAGCCGCGAATCGTACGTGGCGACGCCTCATAACGAGGATTAGGGAGCCCTGATGTTCTTTCGCACGCAAGCACAAGACACCGCGATCATGGCCGCTCTTGAAAGCACGCCACCAGACGTGAGGATCGCTGAAGCACTCGCTGAGGCGGGTCTGAGCGAACTGGACCTTGAGCCGTCCGCTACCGAAGGGGAAGGCAGATCATGAGCCCGCACGGGAACCTCTACCGACTGGCGCGCTGGACGAACACTGCCGACGCCGTGATTCATCCAAAGCGTCTCCCAAACCGCGCGAAGAACATCGTGGTCGGCCGGCTACTCGCACGCACGGGTGTCTGGCGCCGGATATGGGGTGGCTGATGCCAAGCGCTGGCTATGACCGCTGGGGACGGTGGGTCCACAAATACGAGGCGCCCCGTATCGTCAAGCCACCACGCGGCACACACAACGTTGATGTAATAGATCGCGGTGGCGACCAGCGCTGGCAGCCCGTGTGTTCATGCGACTGGACAGGCATTCGCGAATGGAATCAAGAATCGGCGCTAGCTGCTGCCAAGAGGCATAAGGACGGCACGCCATGAAGCGCCCGATCGCACTTCTTAGTGCTGCCGTTTGCGCGACCATCCCCGCACCAGCCCAAGCAGTCGTTACGACCTGCAAGAAACCACCCTGCAAACGAGCCCAAATCAGGCCGCACCTCGCACGCCTCAACAAGATCGCGCACTGCGAAAGCCGCAACCACTGGCACTTGGACGGAGCGTTTGACGGCGGCCTGCAGTTCGAGCCCACGGCGTGGCGGCAAACGGGGAGCCGGTATCGCTACGCCTATCAGGCACCCGTCCTGGAGCAGCGCTATCGGGCTGTGGTGTGGGCGAGCAGGATTGGTTGGGCGTGGGGATCCACCGCAGGATGGCCGACATGCGCTCGATAGAAGCGGGTCTGCAACGAAAGGCTGACGCAGGTAACCCGTGGGCTGCCGCGATGCTATTGGCAGTAGAGCGTGATCGTTACCGCGATGCGCTAGAGGCCATCCAGCGCCACGCTGAAATGCTGGACGGCGAGGGATGGGAGCAGGCATACCTAGAGGTAGCGGAGATGGCCCGTAAGGCGTTAGAACCGTCTAGAGCTTCAACGCTGCGAACCGTGCCGTACCCCACGCCAAGCCCTGATCGACCAAGCGATGCAGCAACACCGGCAACGGAGCCAACCCGCGATCAACCAGACTGTGCGCCTGAGCCGTCAACGCAGGGGTGTTCGCGGCAAGCCATTCCTGCGCGTCCTCCAAAGCACCGCCAATAGCGCGGCGTTGCAGACCCGACATCTTGGGTTTCGTGATCTTCGCTGGTGCGGGAACGGTGGGCATCTTGGCCTCTCGGTCGTTGACCACGGACTGTAGTCATGGTGCCTAAAGCCCTTGACAATGCGTGCGAATGCGTGCATAATAGACCTATGAGCACAACAGACCTTCAGCCCGGCAGCCAAGCCTTCTGGTTCAACGAGATCAGTCTCCAGAATCGTCCCGTAACGATCGTCAAGGTCAGGGCCGGACGTTACGTCGTGCAAACCGCAGACGGACATCGCTATCAGGCTCTGAAGCCGATGGTCAGCGGGCAGCCCGTGGACCTGTTGGGCCAGTCGTGACCAACCGTCCCGTCAACGTCAGGATCCCCCCAGACCTACGCGACCGCATCGACAAACAACGTGGCCTCATCGCCCGCGAAACCTGGATCCGCGACCAGCTCGAACGCATCGTCCGAGCGCTAGAGCAGCACCAGCTCCCCATCGACCACCCCATCCCACGAGAAGACTGCCGGGAAGAATGCGACCGCTACTGGCAAGCCCTCACCGACATCGCCGAACATGAGAACTGGGAACCCCGGACCGTGGGGCAAATAGCTCGCGCGGCCCTGAACGATGCTCGTTGCCGGTCCTGCGGCGGCGAATACTGGGAGGACGCCGAGGCTGGTGGTCGCTGCATCAACTGCGGCACCCCACACCCAAACATGCAATCCGACGCTACAGCGTGATAGAGTAAGCTGTATGGCACGCAAGCAACTGGGGATGTTCGACGAGACCTGGATCCAAACCGTGGACGCCAAAGCCGAACAGCTCGGCCAAACACGCCGCGTGTTCGTTCAAAGAGCGGTAGACCGCGCGCTCGAAGCGAAGCCGGCACGTGTGACAGCACCGGACAGGCCAACTGGTCAGAACGCCCCTGTCTCGCTGGCTTCGCTTCGAGCGCACGACGACCCTCGCGCAGACCGCCCGGCCAAACTCAACCAGGAGAAGGAACGCAAACGATGAGCACCACAGACCTCACGGCCGGCGAAGACCGAGAGCCAACCCGCACCAAGAACCCCAGCTACGACATCTTCCGCGCAACCCAGGACGGCGACTGGGCCGTAATAGCCGAGAGCGTCCAAGCCCCAAGCCGCAAAGCAGCAATCACTACCGCCACACAAGGACACGAGGAGCAGCAGTACGGCACCTTCATGGTCATCCCCTCCGCCGCGATCAAGATCCTTACACGCGCCGTGAAGACCGACCCGCAGGACGTGTGGACATGACCAGCCACCAGCCCAAACGCAACCCTGAGGTTGCGAACTATCGCCACGCGCTTGAAATAATCGCCTACCACGAACCCTGCACAGACGACCTCGCGGAGAACATGCGACAAATCGCCCGCGGCTCGCTCGGATGGGGCACACAAGGCTCAGGCACAACCGACTGGAAGCAGGCGCTCATTGAGCAGCACGTAACCACGGGGGGCACGGACCACGAGCCCTACGAGGCCACCACATGACCACCGAGCCAGAAACGACACGCCAACGTTGCGGAAAGTCCCGCGCTATCGCTAGGCTAGGGCTTCGCCCGCCTAGCGAACCACGGGCGAGGGATTACGCCCAGCATTTCAACACGGTCATCGTTGGGATCAGAGCACTCCCGCGAACTGATCGTCTCGCTATGTCTAATCGGGGTTGGCGCCATGTCTGAGCGCGACGACGAGCGGTATCGCTCAGAGCTGGCGCGTGTCCAGGCGAATCGGCATCCGCTGCCTGCGGGTCGTCGGCGTGAGCTTGCGGAGCGCTACGAGGGGTTTGATGATGAGCGTACGTTGGTGCATCGCGAGGTGCAGGGCACCAATCGGGTTCGGATTCTGCCGCGTCGCGATGAGTCCGATTTCTTTATGGACGCTCCGATGCGCCGTTCTACGCAGGATCTGTATGAGCTGGCGCCTGATCGTCACGGTTGGCGTTGGGGTCCGCTGGCGGGCTACGTGTTCGGGCTGTTGATGCTCGTGGCCGTGATGGGGCTTTTGGTTGCGGCTGGGGTGTTGGACGTGTCGTTGCCACCCGCGCCGTGGAGCACCAGTCGATGAGTCGAGACACGGGCGGCTATGTCTACCGCGAGCGAGAGCCGCCCCTGATCCACCGAAGCTGGGAATGGGATGACGCGGAACGCGGGAAGCTGGCCGGTGCTCAGTGCATGCTCGAACTCGCGGTAGACGACCTGCGTGCTGTCCTCAAGGATTTCGAGAGTACAGGAACTAGGCCGGGCTGGGTTGCAGCGACCCAGCGCCTTATTGAAGGAGCGGTAGAGATACATGGCGACGTGACGGCTGAGCTGGACACGTGAGGGTTCTGGCCTTTATCGCACTTGTGTCGTTTGTGGGGACCGTGAAGGCTGCGCATGATCATCGCGAGCGTTTGGCCCACAGGTCGTGTGTGCGTCGCCCGTATGTCGTGCGTGTGTCGGTTGGTCGTCCAGTGGTCGCGTATGCGCATCGTTCGGGTTGGCCTCGCGTGCTGGTGGTTGGTGGGGATCGGGTGCGTGGGGATTTGACGACGTACGATCATGGTTGGCAGGCTCGCCGGGTTCGCGAGAAGTCAGAGGGCCTGTGCTCGAAGCAGCGGTTCCGGCCGGTGTCGTGAGCACGGTTGCGCAGCGTCAGCAGGCTCGTAAGCAGGCGATAGCGCGTAAGGCGCGTGCTATCGCTCGTGCGGCCACGGACGCGTTGCATCAGGTTCAGGAGGCCGTGGATCGCGCTGAGCGTGCCCTGCGCAGGGTTGAGGGCAAGGGTGAGGAGCGCATGATTCCCGTTGAGGCCGCGGTGGCTGCGACACGGATTGCGTTGAGGCGTGTTGAGATCGCGCAGCGTCATGCGATGGGCACGGCCCGTAAAGCCGATCTGCGGGGTGCTGAGCGTGCGTTGTGGGAGTGTGAGGGCGCCGCGAGGGATGCTAAGGAAGCGGCTAGGGATGCGGAGTGTGCTCGATGACCGCTATCGGTTGGGCGCATCCCCATCTCCCAAACCAGGGCAAGACCAACGAGTGGTACACGCCTCCGCACGTGTTCGATGCCCTAGGGCTCGTCTTTGATTTGGACCCATGTGCTCCGGACGGTGGCGTCTCGTGGGTGCCAGCCAACGCTCACTACAGCGAACGGGACGATGGTTTAGCGCGACCGTGGTGGGGCCGTGTGTGGCTCAACCCGCCGTATGGTGCTCAGGCTGGCGTTTGGGTCCGAAAGCTCGCCGAACACGGGGACGGGATCGCGCTCGTGTTCAGCCGTACGGATGTGCGCTGGTGGCATCTGGCGGTCCCAAGCGCATCGGCGGTTTGCTTCATTGAGCGCCGGCTGACGTTCATCGCGGGGGACGGACGGTCAGCCCCAGGCAACTCTGGCGGCCCTTCGGCGCTGATCGCCTACGGAGCCGTGTGTGCTGAAGCCGTGCGCCAATCTGGGCTTGGTCTGACATATGGCTCACCCCTCTCGTGAACATCATCCCGCATCCGTCGTGGATTCCCTGGTTTGGTCACGAGGCGTTGAAGGCATGGCTGGTGGTTGTCGGGGTGTTGCGCAGCCATCCGAAACTGTGGGCTTGCGTTGGAGCGTTCGTAGCGCTCACGGTTGCGTTTGGGGCTAGAACGTCTACAGCGCTTCCCTGCTACCTCGCGATCCCGCTGTTGCCCTGGTGGGCTTTCCATCGATCGTCGTTTCAACGTTGGGTGTCCCAACCCCTACGAGCGGACTACCGACGTTGGTGGCGCTACAAACGACGTTGGCGGGACGTAATGGAGCTAAACCGCTTGTCAGAGGTCATCGAGAACGGCATCGACGTGTACCCACAGCTCGTCAAGGTTCGCTGCCACGAGTTTGGCGACACAGTCTTGGTCCGGGCGTTGATCAGTCAGACCATCGAGGATTACCAGCGTATGGCTCCCGCGTTGCAAAGCGACTTTGGAGCACGTGAATGCCGGGTCTACGAGCATCCAACCCAGAGGCCGTGGTGGAAGGTCTGGGAGCCACGTGCCGGGGTCCGGTTGGAGTTCGCGTACGGCCCTGACCCGCTGGCCGAAGAGATCCCAGCGTTACCGATTCTAAGGACCTCAGAGAGGATTGATTTCTCGGCGGTGCAGGTTGGTCTCACGGAACGCGGGGAGCCGTGGACGATCGACCTCGCGTTGCACATGTTGCTCGCTGGCACGACTGGTAGCGGTAAGAGCGGCGTGCTCCAGTCGTTGATTCGTGGGCTTGCTCCAGCGATCCGAGATGGGCGCGTGGTCATCTGGGCGTGCGATCCGAAGGAAGGCGTCGAGTTCGGACCCCTCGCGGGCAACGACGATACTCCGGGCATGTTCGCTCGCTATGAGGACGGAGAGCTTGAGGACATGGCTGCCATGCTCGCCGATGCCGTCACGGCGATGCGCAAGCAGATGCGCAAGATCAAGGCGCAGCGACTACGGAAGCACGAACCAACCCCTAAGATGCCGTTGGTCCTAATCATCATTGATGAGATGGTCGACCTGCTTGAACAGAAGGGGAAGCCCAAGGATCTCTCGGCAAGCATCCATGCCTCAATGGGCCACTTGCTGCGCAAGGGACGTGCTGCAGGCTTCCGGGTGATCGGGACGGTCACCGACCCCCGTGTCGAAGCGTCAGGAGGCTTTCGCCGTTCGTTCCCCGTGAAGATTGGCGCTCGTTTGGATACGCCGGATGAGTCGGACATGATCATGGGCCGTGGTGCTGCTGAGCGCGGCGCTAAATGCCACGAGATCCCGGTTGAGCTACCAGGCGTCTGCTACGTCCTGAAGAACACGGAACGGGATGCTGTGCGCGTCAGAGCGGCGTACGTGACCGACGACGACATCGAAGCGATGGTCGCTGAGTACGCGCCCGCCAAGCCGGTTCTCGTCTAGATGACGCACCCACTAACGTCGCCTGGAGAAGTGCTCGTTCGGATCGTCGCTCCGCACTTCGTTGCTGGGCTCGTTGCGGAGGGGGGACGCGTGCAGCAGGCCGCACCGATCCTTGGCTACATGACGGGTTGGGACGGACGCAGGGTCGCTGCATACTGCGCTCGTAAGGGTTGGGAATGGGAGCGCCTGGATTCGTAGGCTTTGTAGCGCGCGCTAGGGTCCATGGCCCCACGCTAGGAGCAACCTCATGCGGTTCTTGACGCTCGCCGGCGATCTGTTCGCAATAGGAGCGCAACTCGTCGAAGCCTTCGTTCGGTTCTTGGGCGCGGGATGAACGCCGATGATCTAGGCCGCACCGTCCTCCAAGCCTTCTGGACTGCCTTCATCTTGGGCCTACTGGGCGTCATCGCTGTTGTCGTGTTCTAACGATCACGACCCGCGAGCCAAGGGGAATAGGCTGCCGCGGGTCGTGAGTACAGCGCGGGGGCGAACCGCGCATCGCACGATACCCGCTATTCCGGCCAGACCAACCTCTATCTTTGTGCGATACAACACAGGCAAGGAGGCCGCTTGATCAACGCCAAACTAACGACGGTTCGGATCTCGGTTGCGGCGATCCCGGAGATCAAAGCGCAGCTTGACGAGCTACAGGATCGGATTGAGGCCCTAAGTACAAAGAACGCTGAGCTAGTCGCCAAGCTCGAAGAGGCGGATGATTGGAACGAGGAGATCCTTTCTCGAATCGGCGGCACGCTGTGATCATCCGCAGCAAAAAGACCGCGAAAGCCATCGCTGACGGACGAGTCACGCAGATCCGGCACACAGCGCGCCCCTTGAAGACCGGCCATGACTACCCCGTGCAACCAGGTCGTGGCAAACCAGCCCTCTGTCGAGTTCATGTGCTGGGTGTATCAACGCAGCCCATGAGTGCTCTAACATTCCGAGACGCTAAACGCGAGGGCTACCGCACCACAGCCGAACTCAAGGCCGAATGGGTGCGCCACCATGATCAACGCTGGGTCCTCAAGCAACAGGATCCGGAAGACCGCGAGCTGGTGGAGCGCTTCGAGGCACGCCATACGTCAACTCTTGTGCAGGTCGTGGTCTTCGAGGTCGTGGTGGATGAGCCGCGCTATCTCGCGTCGCAATACGACATCCTGCATGGCCACACTGACCGCGGCGAATACACCGCTCGGCCCGGGAAGGCCATTGACGACCTGGAAGTCATCTCAGACGCGGAAGCATCACGGTATGCGAAGGCAGCGGAAGCCAACGCTATGGAGCAACGAGACCGCTTCCGCAACGATCGTCAGACCCAAGCGCAACGCAAGGAATGGCAGCGCCGGCCATTGCGCCGTAAGGTCGCATAACGCAACGCATCCGAATCGGTATGTAAGATGCCACCTGACCCAAGACCGATGTGGCCCTGAGAATACGGGTCAGCCGGTGAGTAGGCCGCCTTCGCCCCACCCATAAGACGGCCCCGCAGCGTTCAAGCGCCCGGGCCTGGCACGAGAGGATCAGACTCCCGTGCAGCGCAAACCCTACAGCAGGAGCGAGCGGGAAACGCGACAGTTGGTCCGCGAACTTGACCTTCGCGCACTTGGCTACGCCAGCTACAACCACTACCTACGCTCGCGCGCTTGGTCCAAGCTCAAAGCACGGCTTGAGGATCTAATCCCGCTTTGCGCGGCTTGCCACCAGCAGGCGCATATCCTTGAGAGAGCGGGCGTTATCGGACTAGATCTCCAAGGCTTCTATTACGACGCTGAGAGGGCAGCCGTCAACATCGCGGAGCGTCTATCCGGCCAAGCTGAACGGGACGCTCAGGTCGGTACTGAGCCCGCACGCCAAAAGGTGCATGATGCGGTGGAATGGCAGCGCAGAAGGAACGCCAAAATCCCGCTGCTCATAGAACGCAGGAAAGAGACTCGTGAGGAATGGAACGCTCGATGCGATCGTGCGGCGAGAAAGGCGGCAAAGCGCCTAGAAGCTCAGCAGCAATCACCGCGTGCCAAGCGGATTAGTCTTTAGACGATGCCGGCTCGTAAGGTGTGCTCAGTCCCCTTCTGCTTCGAGCTGATGCCCTGCCCCGATCATCCAAAGATCGCATGGGAAGGCAGCACACGCCGCACAGAACTACCCACAGACTGGGAAGCACGGCGTCGCAGGGTTCTCGCACGCGATCCGTTGTGCACGGACGGCAGGGCTTGTCAGGGCCTTGCGCTGAGCACGGAGTGCCATCACATTGGTTCGAAGCATGACCATTCGCTCGGGAGTCTGGGCGGGATTTGTTCGGCCTGCCATAAGGCTGCGACGAGCGAGCAGGCAACAGCAGCTCGACGCATCAACTACTAGCGTCCCAGCGTGGTACAGTGGGACGCATGCACACAACCATTCCGTTGGTCCTTATCGTTGTCTCGCTGGTTGGACTCGCGGCGAGCTATCTGATCCTCGCGGGCAAAGGCGACACGAGGCGCGACGACTGATGCCTCAGCGAACCATCCGCTTCCCAGACGAGACCTACACAGCGATCATGGCTGAAGTCCAACGCCGAGGCCATCCGCACACGTTCTCGTCGTTCGTCGTCAACGCAGTACAACGCGAGGTCTCAGACCAGCCCACGCTCGCGCCTACGGCCAGTGGACGCCGCGTAGAGCGCCGAGCACCGTCATGGCCTCAAGGCGATTGAGCGTGGCTTGCGGAGACAACATCGTGTTCTGGGCCGTGATCGCAGTGCTTCTGCTGTGTGTCCTCTCCACGTACGTCCGCTCAACGGGAAGCCTTGGCGGCAATGGCTCATGGCCATGGAACCAGCGATGAGCAGCGAGCCCTTGTATCGCGTCATCTACGCAGATGGTGTCGTGAGCACCCCGTTGCCATGGAAGCGCGTCCAATACGACGTAGCCTGCGTTGACGGCTGGGGAGTCGAACGGACGCGGCCCATCGCTGTAGTCGCAGTAGACGAGCAGACCAGCGGCGTTAATCTCTTAGCCATGGCACGCAACCGATGAGCTTGGGCCTGGTCTTCTGGCTCGTGTTCGCAGCAACCCTCTTGCTGATCCTCACAGGCTGCCCACGACGCGCCGCACCCGTGCTCATCGTGACGCTGCTAGCAATGCTGATATCGGCCGATAGCATCGGCTAAGCCCCACCAAACGTAAGCGACCCTCGCGCGACTACTAATCGCCGAGGGTCAGGCCAGACCTACACGAGAGGTCCAACATGCAAGAGCGTACCTGCCCAACGTGCGGCAACACCTTCACGCCAGCCACAGCCAACCAAACCTACTGCCCGCCAACAGACGCCCAACGTCACTCAGCCGGCAATCGTCAAGCCCGCAGCCGATGCGCCAAACGAGCAAGCAACCACGTTCAACGCACACGAGACGGCATCGCAACGATCCCTCTCGACGCGCCAATCATCGAAGCATTCAACTGCGCTCAATGCAGCAAGGCATGCGTAGTCGGCGAGGATGGCGTCTCAGCCCACGCATCCAAGTTCTGCGGTGCCTCCTGCAAGATCGCATGGCATGTCGCGCAGACGCAAGCAAAAGCGCTCAGCCAACGCAGCCGTCTAGCTGTCATAGGCCCCCGGAACGAAGCAGCTATCTGGGCGTGGCGAGAGTACTGTGCCCTCGCGACCCTCAACCAGTACTTCGGACCAGTCACCACGCGAGACAAGTGGGCCTACAATCGAACGCTACGGAAAGACCCATGCGCCTACTGCGGTAACGCATGCCAAGCGTTAGACCACATAGATCCGCGACTACACGGCGGCCAAGACGACTGGGTTAACCGCACCGCTGCCTGCCGCACCTGCAACAGCCTCAAAGGCTCGCTAACGCTCCTAGAAGCACTGCCATGGATCCCAGTGGCAACCACGTACCACGAGATGCGCAGACGGCTCTACGCCGCCTGAAATTTTATGGGGGCCGTGCCCCAACCGGATTTTGCCGATCTGGACCGGAGAGGACTGCGATGCTGGGGCCAGTCGGGTTCCGAACTCTGAGATTGGATGGTGGTTTGCGTGTCTAAGGGTGGTGCTAGGGCTCATTCGGGGCCGCCGCCGGATCCGAATGCTTTGCGTCGGGATCGTCGGGATGATGCTGGTTGGACGACGTTGCCGGCTGCTGGTCGTGAGGGTCCGGTGCCTAGTTGGCCGTTGGCTGATCAGACCGAGCGCGAGCGGGTGTTGTGGGATGCGGAGTGGTGTCGTCCTCAGGCTGTGATGTGGGAGCGTAATGGCCAGGAGTCTGAGGTCGCGATGTATGTGCGGTCGTTTGCGACGGCTGAGCAGTTGAATGCGACGGTTGCGGCGAGAACGCTTGTTCGTCAGCAGCAGGAGGCGTTGGGGATTTCGTTGCCGGGGTTGCTTCGTAATCGTTGGCTGATCGCTGAGGATGCACCCGTAACCGTTCCCAGCACAGTATCCAGGGGTTCTGTGGGCGGGTCTGCTCGTGACCGTTTCAAGGTCGTGAGCGGTGGCGCACCGTAGCGACTACCTGATCGACTTTCCGACGCTGTTTGTCGCAGCCGATTGGGTTTCTGCTCATTGCATTGTCCCGGATGGTTTTTTGAAGGGCGATCCGTTCAAGCTTGTGGATTGGCAGTTATGGTCGCTGCTGAATTTCTACCGCGTGCGACCTTCGGCACGTGTGGGGCAGCTCGCCCCGGCGTTCTTTTATCGCCGTTCGCAGGTCGTGCTTCCTCAGAAGGCTGGTAAAGCCCCGTATACGGCGGCACATGTTTGCGTTGAGGGTGTTGGGCCAGCGTTGTTTGCTGGTTGGGCCGTGGGTGGCGAACTCTGGGATTGTCGCGATCATGGCTGTGGTTGTGGTTGGGTCTACGAGTATGAGCCCGGTGAGGCGATGGGCCAGGCGTGGCCGACGCCGCTTATCCAGATCACGGCTACGTCAGAGGAACAGACGGACAACATCTATGACGCGTTGCGGCCAATGATCGATGATGGTCCGTTGCATGACCTGATCCCGAAGACGGGCGAGGAGTTCATCCGTCTGCCGAACAAGGGTCGTATCGATGTGGTCACGTCGAGCGCGCGTTCCCGCCTTGGGCAGCGTGTGACGTTCTGTCCGCAGGATGAGACGGGGATTTGGACGGCGCAGGGCGGCATGATTCGGGTTGCGGAGACTCAGCGTCGCGGGTTGGCTGGGATGGGTGGTCGTGCGGAGGAAACCACGAATGCGTGGGATCCGGCTGAGCATTCGGTCGCGCAACGCACGGCTGAGTCGCAGCGCTTGGATATCTTTCGCCATCATCCCGAGTCGCCGCCGAGCTTGTCGTATACGAACAAGGCTGAGCGTCGCAAGATTCATCGTCGGGTGTATGAGGGTTGCCCCTGGGTGGACTTAGATGCCATTGAGGCTGAGGCCGCCGAACTACTTGAGACCGATCCAACACAGGCCGAGCGATTCTTTGGCAACCGTGCTGTTGCGGGTGGCGGCAAGGCATTCGATGTTGAGGTGTTTGCCGCCTTGGCGACGACCTACGGCATCGAGGCTGGGCGAACGGTCACGCTCGGGTTTGATGGCGCCCTCTTCTTCGATTCAACGGGCCTGGTAGCAACAGACGTTGAATCGGGGCATCAGGTTGTCGTAGCGGTATGGGAGCGCCCACCAGACTTGTCGGATGACGATGATTGGGAAGTCCCGATCGATGAGCTTGACGAAGCGGTCGCGTTCGCCTTCGATTTCTGGGTTGTGTGGCGGATGTACGCTGACCCACCGCACTATCGGGAGGATTTGTCGCGCTGGGCCGGGCAGTATGGCGCTGATCGAGTCGTTGAGTGGTGGACGAACCGCAAAATGGCGATGGGCTACGCGTTGAAGGAATACAAGACGGCTATGCGCGTGATTGCGCAGGCCGATGGGGAGCAGCGACCAGCGTTGTCTCATGGTCCGTTGGATGAGACACCTGAGGCTGCGACCGCTCATGCCGCGTTCATCAAGCATGTTGGGAATGCGATCAAGCGTCCGACGAAGATTCGTGATGAGGATGTCGCTGAATCGGAATCGGGCGAGGCGAAGCAGCGCGCCCGGTTTCTCTGGTTGATCTCGAAGGAATCGCAGAAGTCTAAGTTGAAGATCGATCTCGCGATGTGCGGCTGCTTGTCCTGGCGAGCGCGGCAGGACGCGATCAGGGCCGGGGTTCTGAATCGGCAATCAGCTTCTAGGGGTTCGTATGCGTCGTGGTGAGGAGGTGATCTAGTTGGCTACAGCGCAGGAGCTTCGCAAGCAGCTCTCCACGACAATGGCCGAACTGGATCGGCGAACCACGGCCCACAACCTGATGGATTCGTATTACACGGGCGCTTGTCCGTTGCCAGCGGCGATTGTTCGGGCTCGCGTCACGAAGGCGTATCGCATGTTGATGCCGATGGCTGAAGCCCCGTGGGGTTCCCTTGTCGTTGATTCTGTTACGGATCGCCTTGAGGTTTCAGGGATCCGGTCACCGAAGGGCGGCGAGAAGCAGGACGAAGCCGTGTGGGGTGTCTGGCAGGACAATCAGATGGACGCTGAATCAAAGCTTGCGCATTCCGCGTCGTTGATGTCTGGGCGTTCGTTTGCGCTGGTTCAGCCGATGCCTGATGCGTCACCGGAGATTTCCCTTGATGGGCCGGATCAGATGGTGGTCATGTATCGCCACGGGTCGCGTCGTCATCGTGTCGCAGCGCTCAGGCGTTGGCTTGAGGACGACGATTCGGTGTACGCGACTCTGTATCGCCCCGATGGGGTCTTCAAGTTTCAGCGATCACGCAAGCAGGACGATTCGAGCCGTGCCGGTGGCCGGTTCAGGGTTGGCGGGGATTGGTGGGAGCCACGCGGCGAAACAAACGCGGATTGGCAGCTCCCGAATCCTTTGCAGCGCAACGGGGTTGGCGTTGTCCCCGTTGTCGAGCTGCCGGTGAACAGGCGGTTGAAGCCCGGCCCGTTCGGTTATGCCCGCGGCGAGTACGAGCATTCAACGGGGCTCATTGACCGGATCAACCTCCTGACGTTCCTTGGCCTGGTCGTGGCGTTCTGGCAGGGCTTCCCGTTGCGTGGCGTAATCGGCCAGCAGATCGACTGGGAGTTCTTGAAGGACGACGACGGCAACCAGCTTTTCGAGTCCGATGGAACGACGGAGCGTCGTCGTGCCCGCCCGCCGTTCAAGTCGATGGCCGATGAGGCGTTCATGTTGGAGGACCCGACCGCGAAGCTCGCTGAGTTCGCGGCGGCAGATCGTAAGAACTTGAGCGTGCTTGAGGAGCTTGGCCAGCTCGCGATGATCACGAAGACCCCGCGCCACTATTTCCCAATGGCCGGCGGGTTTTCTAACTTGTCAGCCGATGCGATTCGTGCTGATGAGGGTGGTTTGAACGCGAAGGTTGTTGCGCATAAGGCTTCCCTGGGCGAGGGCCATGAGGAGACATTGAGGGTCGCTGGACTTGCTCTACCGGACCCGGTGTACTTGTCGCCTCGCGCATCCCTACTGTGGCAGAACCATGAGGCTCGCTCAATGGCTGAGATGGCAGATGCTGCGATCAAATTGAAGGATCTCCTGCCGCTACAGGTGATCTGGACCCGCTTCCTGAACGCCACGCAGGAGGACGCGAACTTGTGGGCCACAATGATGGCCGATGATGTGCTGGGCCAGCTTTTGGCTGCGGCGGCTGAGCCGGTTGCAAAGACCGTGGACGCGCCTGTTGCTGTGACCGCCTGAAATGGCGACTGCTGCTGAGGCGCACATTGAAGCGCAGGCGCGTCTACGTGCCTTGGCGGTGCAAGGCGTTTCAACGGCTTGGGATCGGCTGGCGAGCTATGACGCGCCTGATGTCGCGCGGTTTCTGGCGATCGTGGTGCCGCTCGTGTTAGCGGCCCAGCGACGATCGGCCTCGCTAACTAGTGCTTTCATCGCTCGTTCCCTACGTAGCTCGCCAATCGGGTTCGACATCGACATGCTGATCGGCGCAGCGGTGCGAAACGGGACAACGCCCGATGTGATTTATCGCCGGCCGTTCGTCACGACATGGACCGCGTTGAAAGACCACACGCCGTATGAGCAGGCGGTTGCTGCTGGTCGTGAGCAGGCAACGGGTTCCGCGGCGATGGATGTGCAGAACACGATGAGGCACACCTTGCAGGCCGTTGGGGAGGCTGAACGACGGATCTTGGGGTATCGCCGTGTGCCGGATGGCGATGCGTGCCCCTTGTGCGTCTTGGCGTCTGGTAGGCGCTACCGAACGGGCGTCCTCATGGAGATTCACAACCGTTGTGGATGTGGCGTGGATGTGATCACGAGCGCGAACCGCGGGGACTTCTTCGGCAAGACGGACAACGATCTGGCCGTTGCTCCTGAGAGCGGTGTTATGCGCATCGTGAAGCAGGGTGCGTCACGTGAGGAACCAACAGTGGCGGCAGTCCTGCATGGGGAGCTTGGACCGCTTCTAGTCAATGCTGCTCACAAATTTACCGGCCCCGATGACCTCGCGGCCTAAACCGGCGCCGAATGGCGCCCAAGCAAAGGAGCCGAATGGCTACCGAAGATGACGATGCTGTTGCGAAGGCCGCCGCTGACGCGGAGGCTGCAAGGATCGTCGCGGAAGCGAATGCTGCCGTTGACGATTCAGAGGATGATGATAAGGACGACGACAAGGTAGGCAAGGACGACGACTGGCAAGTCAAGTCTCGCAAGAATGAGTCGCGCGCTAAGAAGGCGGAGCGCGAGCGGGCTCTGGCTGCGAAGGAACGCGACGAGCTGAAAGAGCGTCTGTCGAAGATCGAGGCCGCGAACCTGTCAGAGCAGGAAAAGGCGATCGCTAAGGCCCGTGAGGAAGCGGCGAGCGAGATCACAACGAAGTATGAGGCTGAGCGTCGCACCGATCGGATTGAGAACGCGGTCACAAAGCTGTCGTTGCAGGGCTTCGAGGTTGGCGACGGCGACAAGAAAGCCACGCTCAAGTTCGCGGACCCGGATGATGCGCAACTCAGGTTGGACCGGGCGTTGCGTAACGGCGACCTAACATACGACGAGATCTATGCTGACGGTCGTGTGCAACGCGACGCGATCACGGCGTTTCTCACCGATCTGCTAGAAGAACATCCAAGGTTGCGTGCCGAGACCGGCAATGGCCACAAGCAGGTCGTTGACATGGATGGAGGCAAGGGCAGCGGCGCCGGTAAGAAGTCGCTGACCGAGATGACCCCTGATGACCACCTGAAAGAGATTCAGTCAGCAGGGCGCGGATGATCCGTATTGGCCTGCGCTTTGCGTCTGCGGATGCTGCGTTTCTTCGAGCCGTAGCACGCCAGATTACGAGCGGCCAACGTCAAGGCGAAGCGACCGGCGGGCTTACACTAGCCGCCGATGCTGCTGAGACAGGCGAACCGTTGATCATGCAATGCGACACACCGCAGGAAGCGCATCAGATGGCCGCTAAGTTCGTGCGTTTGGGTTGCACGATGCCAGCCATCGAAGAACTTACCGGGCATCGCCCGTCGCGCTGAATAGCGCTCCTGTTGTGCTGCCGAATGGCGGCCTCCCATTGATCCCATTGACCCCGACAACGGGGCAAGGAGGACTACGCCACCATGGCAAACACGTTCATCACGCCTCACGTCGTCGCGTCTCGCGGGATTGCGACGCTCTATAACAACACCCTCCTAGCGGCCCTTGTGTCGCAGGACTTCAACGCCGAGTTCAACGGCAAGGTCGGCGACACGATCACGATTCGCAAGCCGGCGACGTTCACGGCTGCGACGTTCGACACGACGGCCCGGACCACGACGTGGCAGGACGCTACGGAGGATTCGGTCGATGTGACACTCGACACGATCAAGCATGTCCCGTTCCATGTCACGGATGAGCAGATGACGCTCAAGATCAGCGACTTTCAGACGCAGCTTCTGACGCCCGCGATGGAAGCACTCGCGCAGGCAATGGACGGTGCGCTTGCGGAGAAGCTTGTCGATACGGCTGAGGCTGGTGGTGGCGGCGGAACCGTCAACATGTCTGATGACCCGGCGACCGTGGATACCGCCAACTACGTGTTCCGCAAGGCGCGTGAGGTGCTGACGCGCAACAAGCTACCGTTGACGGAACGGTTTGCGGTGCTGTCGCCGGAAGCCACGACGGTTGCGCTTGGGGATGAGATCTTTCTCGCCGCGGACAAGTCGGGTTCCACGGATGCGTTGCGTAACGCGATCGTGGGTCGCGCGCTCGGGTTTGAGACGTATGAGACGCAGGTGTTCGGTCTGGGTGCCGGCGACGCTGGGCAGGCGGATGGCGTCGCGTTCCATAAGAGCGCTGTGATCGCGGCGATTCGGCCGTTGAACAAGCCGCGCGGTGTCCCAGCCGAGAACTCAGCTGTCGTGAACTACAAGGGCCTGTCGCTGCGAGTCATCTACTCCTATGACGAGTCAGCGAAGCAGGATCAGGTCGTTGTGGACATCATGTACGGCCTCGCTGTCGCGTACCCGAAGGGCGTTGTTCAGCTCAACTTCGGTCAGGGATCGTAAGCACTATCTAGCGGGGACCGGCACAAGCCGGTCCCCGCCGTGATGGAAGGGAGGTCACATGAGCCCAGTCGTTGTCCCCGATGATCCGGTCGCGGGCGAGTTCGCGTCCCTGAACGACGTTGCGATCCTGCTGGGCCTTGAAAGCGCCGATGACCTCA